AGCGACAGCTTACATCCGCTCTCATTTTGCAATGAGAATTGCGTACAGTTCATCATGCGCCTCAGAAGTGACTTCACTTTGCATGCGGATGCATGCTATAGTATACCCTGTGATAGCTCCGCTATCCCGTTTTGCATGGCACACGAATTGCATAAGCATGACAAGGGTAACCCTCGAAAGCGGAGCTTTCAAAGTGTAGGCTGAGTGTGGGCTCTACCCTTTAGTATATTGCGACCGGAAGTAGTGACACTGAAAACCTTGACTCTAGCCCAGTAAATACGTTAAACTAAAAGGTTGATAGCTGCCGCTATCGAGTAGCGAACATTCACACAAGGAGGCACAATGACAAGCAACAATCATGCCAAGATTCACATCCATTACGCTAAGCAAATCTACTACGCCATGCGTAAACGTGCCATCGCAAGCGATGAGATATGCAAGGAATGGGCCAAGCCCAAGACGGGCTTTGAAGCGTTCTATGATTGGGTGGTGAATGTGTCAGGGTACGCCGTAGGCTACCGCCTAGACAGGAATATTCTCTTCCCGGGAAACAAGCTCTATGCTCCGCATACATGCGAGTTCTCGCCTACATACATTCATACCCTCTTCACCAACTGCGACAAGACAAGCAATAACCGTGCCAACAATGATCTACCTCTAGGCGTCCGCCTAGCAAGGTTTGACCGATGGAGACTGCCTGTATACGTCTCACAGTGTAGAACGCTAGGGAAGCAAACCACACTAGGATCGTTCGACGATCCAATGGCAGCGCATGTGGCATGGCAACATGCCAAGATGGAGTCCATCCTCGAATGTATCGATCTCTATCAGATGGAGGACGTTCACAGTGTAAACGTTGTTCAAGCGTTGCTTGAGAGAGTAGACAAACTTGACAAGGATATTGCACAAGGTAGGGAAACCATTTTGTTGCAGTAGTATCCCAAGGGTCAGCGGCCACCCGTCCTACAGTGCGAGTAATCCGATAGCGAAGCTATCAATCGTATATGCATATTCCATGCCAACATGCGGAAAGATTTTACCGGGCAGGGCGGGAGCCCGTTGGCATTAGTTTTGCATAGCTTAGCTGTCGCTAAGAAGGAAAGACCACGGCCACCCATTATTTTGGATTTACTAAGGGTTAGGGTAGCGAGGTGGGTTCGTGGTTAAGTAGCTCGGAAATAAATCCATAACTGGCAGAAGGCGAACCAGCAGAGGGTAGGCCCGCTCCCTCCATTATTTTCCCAGCAGTAGAGGAGGCACACTCTACAAACGTATCACTCTCTTCGGCGGGGGTTTAGGATTCGAATATACCTTTAGCGGCTAAATGCCATCATTGCTTATTTCCTATTTTTCGTGCTATAATCCTTATAGGATGTGCTTATTCTTCATTATAGCTGGATAAGCGATGGTTGTATAGATTCACCACAAATAGAAGGAATATAGAATGGAAGATAATATTCAAGCTCCGCTTGCAGCTAGTGCAGGTGGCAAATTCGCAACTGTATACGAAGCTATTGTCGCACTCGGAGTAGAAGGGGCTGCCGCTGTGTACAGGGTAGGTGTAGGGAATAGATTGACAACAGCTAGACCATCGGCGTGGTAAAGAGAAGCCCCGGGCAGCGAAAGCTGATCCCGGGGCTTTTTATTGCCTTGAGTTTATGTATGAAGAGATTCCAGTTGTCTCTGCTCTTCCATATACTCCCTAGTGGCGTAGTTCATCATGAGGTTGCAATACTCTTCGTTTATCTGGTCCATGTATTGCAACACTTTCTCCATGCTCTGGCATGGGCTAAACCCGTTGTGACGGAGAATCTTGTTTAGATTCTCACCTCTCCAGAAGTTTCTATACCAAGCCTCCAAAGCTACTGCGTAGAGGCTTTTGATGCACCCGATAGGGGATGGATACCAATATTGCTCAGACATTAGACCCTCCAAACGCAGCAAACACCCCTTGCTTAGCTAGGATAGTCTTTAGCTCCTCCAGTGAAATGGTCTCGTCTCCTACGACCACATACTTGTCTGCCTTCCCTAGAGTCATCACACACTTAGTCTGGAAGGTAGGCCGATACAAGTCATACACATCGGGTTGCCACTTGCTTCGCAGGCCAGTTCCGTAGCTAATGAACCGGTCTTCGGGATGATCCCGGATGTATAGGCACCGGGGACTATCATCTGGCCCATCTACGGAGATAGGGTGTTCCATCCACTCCCTGATCTTATCAACGACGCCCTCTCCTACCTTCAATTGAGCGTACTGACAGTACTCAAGGAACGCATCAAACTGTTCGGCAGTGAAATTGCTGACATCGATCTCTTTAGTTTTCATTCTCTTCCTCCATGTCTGCAATGATTTCCTTCAACGCTTGAAGCGTGTAGGTGCCATTTAGCTCTGTAGTAGGACCAGTGTCACACTCATGAAGCGTGTACGCGGTCACTTTCTTCTCAGTGACGAAATGGAAGTCTACCCTTCGGAAGTCGTAGGTCGATTTCGAGTATCCAATGGCCTCTTTGAGTTCTTCCTCGTACCACAGGAATGTCATTGGACTTCCGTCGCTTTTACGAGCGTAGTCCAGCAGATTATCTCCAACCCACAGTAGCACTTGAGCCTTGTCGTACATGAAGCCGTTTCCGCTCCCAAACTCGATACCATAAGCCTTAAGGTGCTGTTGTACTGCGATGTTCTCTTCAGGGGTCTTCACGATAGTGTAAAATTTAACCAAACGCTCTTTCAATTGTATTCCTCCTCTAACATGATACTGCTGTACAGGATTTCGAACCCTTCGTTTTTCAAGTTGTAGATATATCTCCCTTCAAACTCCTGATCGATCAATCGGAGCCTGCTCTCTCCGTTCTCTATCCATCCGCAGACCTTGCTACCCTCTACAGGCTTTCCCTCTCCCCTTCTCATCCGTGTGCAGACGTAGTATACCTGACGTGCAGACGGTGTAAAGAAAGAGTGGAAGCTACTTAGCTCCAGAGCGCACGTCCACATGTGGAAGCAGTTCTCATTAGACTCTAAGTCTCGGTAGTACACCCGCATACCGTCCTTGGTATGAGCGTATCTTTTTCGGGCGTAAGGAGGAATATCCTCTAAAGACCCCACAATCTCTAAGTGTTGCTTCAGATTCTCCAATTTATTACTCCTGTCTGTGTTTTATGAGAGTATAGAGTGTTCTCAGTACCCTGTCAAGCTCTCTGTGATAGCGTGGTTTAGGCGCTCCTCTGCCCGCTTCAGAATTGTATGCCACTCGTCTCCCTCTTGGATTCCTACATACTTCTTCATCATCAGCGCACGATCAACAAGCCCCGCTCTGTAGTTCTGTCGCTCTTTTCTACGGGACAGCACTCTTGAGATATGGTCCTTCTTCTTTGCCAACACGCTGATAGCTTTCCTTGCCATAAGAGTTGCATACTCGCTCTCCTCGGCGGTCATCCATTCCTGATACAGCAGCCCTAGACGAGTGTCATGCTGTACGAGTGGAAGGTCTTTCCATATGATACCTACTCGTCCAGTATCAGAGACGGCTTTCCATTCCAGCGTAGTGCCGGTCTTATAGTCGGTGATCTTTACATTCTCCGAGTTAGATTGAGACTGGAAAGCGTGCCTCCAGTCTCGGTATACAGTCCACCGTTTCCAGTCGAAGAATGTCTCACAGATGGCTTTAACAGGTTCTCCGATTTTACCCTCCAGTTCTTTCAGGCGGTTCTCCTGCTCAGCACTCATGTATTTGATAGGTCGGGAGGCGGGGTCGTAGCACTCCTCGACCCGGGCCTCCAGTAGTTTAGGCTCCTCGTTCCGCTCTTCCTCTCGGAACCATGCGAACAGCTTCTTAAACATATTCAGTCCTCCTCTCCTGTGATAGCTACCCTAGTCAGTCTCCACACTTTTCTAGGTAGACTAACGAGGAATAGCATAGCCATAAACGGTACGGCGATAGGCCAGAATATTCCAGCTAACACCGCTCGGGCCTCTTTCTTACGCCTCTCCGTACTTTCTCCCCTCCACCCGAGAAGGGGTCGTAGAGATTCCCATACGAACATCCCTATTACAGAGTAGAACAATAGGCAGACCACTCCGACGATTATGCATACGAGAATGAGAATCCCTACTTGTTCCATGGTGCGATCCTCTTCAGTAGTTTACGGCTATTCCAGATAGACAGAGCCCATTTAGGCAACAACACCACTTTCAAGACGCTGTACGCTGCATATATTAGTATAAAGCTAGCGTACACTGTGAATGTAATAGGCCATAGCAGTCCGAGTACAACGGCAAAAGCTTCGATACCCTCTCTGTGATCTTTAGTCGCACTAGCTGGGAAGTTATCTTTGAAATACTCCGTGATACCCATGTAGGTCCACAAGAACGCAATTCCCCACGCGAGCGCTAGGACGAATAGCATTGGGATTATCTCCATTACTAACCTCCTTTGCGAATCAAATCGAAGTAGGCCCACACGTAGAAGTTGCACCACGCTCTGCCCATGGCCCAGTCTTCCCAATAGTCCTCCCAGTCCTTGTTCGGAGGGTTGTTCTCGAACATAGCTACCACGCATGGCTCGGCTACCACGTCCAAGAGGTACATTACGGAGTTGGCTGACCCTATTCCAAAGGTTTCAGCCAGCCACTCCTTAAAGCGTCCCACGTCTGCAAAGGTGACACTGGAGTCACTGCACCGTGCCAATCTCTCCAGAATGAAGCACATGTATGGTTCCTCTTCATGAACGAAGAATGCCCGCATGCCTTCCTTGATTAGCTGTGCAATAGAATTAGAGTTCATTTTCCCTCCTTTCGGATCAGGTCGAAATAAGACCAGACATAAAAGTTCATCCAGTTCGTCTCAGTGTCTCTTAGACAATTGCGATGAAGATAAGAGATAACTGATTCCCACGACGCAATCCCGTGCTGCTCTATTAGCCACTCTCTGAATGACCGATACTCTCCGTGGGTGATTTGCCCTTCTTCTACTAGGTCACTCAGGATATAACACATATATGTGTCCCGGGCGTTTACCGAGTAATCTTCCAGTCCGATCTTTATCAACTCTGCAACTGATCTCATTGTTTCCTCCTCTGAGAGCCCCACTAGGGCTCTAAATTTTTGGTTCGACCTGCGGTCAGCACATCACAACCCAGTTGTACAGGTCGGCCTCCTCATAAGCTGATGGGTAGCGATTGTACTCCAAGAAGAACGCGTGGTCAATAGCTGAGTATTTGGTTGCGAAACTCGTAATGTAAGTCAGAAACCCGTTGTCCTCTTTCCTGAACAGGGCGTATTCTTCAGTACCGTCCTTAAACGTATCTAGCGAGATAGTATACTTGTCGAAGATCACAGCATTTCCTCCCGGCTAATGTAGTAGTTGTAGTCGTCCTCTTGGACGAGGAACGCACGGTAGAAGCCTTTCTCAAAGTCTCCTTTCACTAGCACCAGATTGCCTTCCACCTTGCAGGTGTAGATGTACATGGTGTTCGCTACTCGGATAACAGGATCATCTCCGGGACGAACATCTAGAGCAGAGAGCATAGCCTCCATGGGCATGCTTGTCAAGTGTGCAACTACAGCCGAGCAGTATTCTGCATCGCGGCCAGAAGTATCTTCTGCATAAGCGGGAGCGACCCCGCATGAATGCAGGGCAAGTGTAAACGCAATAGCTACGAGTTTCTTGAACATACTAACCCTCCTCTTGGTCTGTCTGGGGAACATCCGGCTTAGGATAGACGAATGTCTCTGGATACTTCATACATCTTAGCTCATCTTTGCAAAATCCGTCAATCAGTTTTTCATGTGCGAATTCCGCAGCCTTGTAGTAGCGATTAGCCTGTCTTGCCTCCACTCGAAGGAGGTGGCTTATCGTGTGAGCGTTGATATTACTAAGACTTGCAAAAATTGTCAAGAGCTTCTTTGCAGAAAGAGGGATCGACCTTTCATCGGGTCTGTACCAGTCCAGCCGGGCAACTCCTTGGAGAACGTCATCTACCCACAGCGGGTAGTCTCCGTCTAGCTCGACCATGACTTCGTACATTTCAGGCTGAACAGCGTTGAAAAAGAAAGAGGGCTTTCGCCCTCTGCTGGTATCTAGAGGAGGAACAAGCCCCCTCTCCACCTTGTGAATCAACCGATCAGCGTTAGACCCTATACGGGCTTTTAGCTCTTCGATTTCTTCACATGTCAACATACGGAGGACACACCTTAGATTTCTCGATAGTGAATACCTCAGCGCATGTCAGGTTTGCAGGTCCGTACCATTTGAACATGTTGTTGATATCGTACCGAATCAACTGGCGGAACTTCTGCCCGTCGCACATATCAACGTCGAACCACGCCACGACCCATCTGACGTAATCTTCAGGGTCGTTCTCTTCTCGCCATCTGCACTCTAGATCAACGTGACTGGGCTCTAGAACGTAAATGTCTTCGAACCCTGTACTCTGGTTGTTCTTAAGTCGGATGATTCGAGCGCGAATCCATTGCATGCACCTGCGGTTTGGGTCTGTGATATCGCAGACTACCGGAACCTCTTGAACCTCAACTGTATACATGATTGTACCTCTATTTGTTTTACAAGAACGCCATGATTCTGTCTCTATCTGCATGGCGGTACAGATTGAAGCAAGGCACACCTCTAGAGGACGCCAGTTGCCAAGCGGTCCTAGTCCCGCCTTCTGGAATCCCGTTGTGGTCTGTCTTGCTCCAGCACACCAAGAACTTGCTAGGCGTGTTGAGATCGATTCCCAGTACTTGGAAAACGTTCCGAGTGTGGGCTCGTCTTGCGAACGGGCTTAGAACGGACCTCCCGTCATTTCTGACAGAGTTCCAAGCCGGATGAATTTGACTGGCAATGCCTTTAGCTTCTTCCCATTCAGCCGGCAACTCTTCCTCTGGCAGGATGGTAGCTCCGAGCGTCTCAGTTATCACATACTGATTGAACCCGGGCTCCGGCAGATAGATTTCTGCTGTAGTTCCTCCTTTATTATTGGAGATATAGTCTAGCCATCCCGATTCGAACGCTGAGTCCGCTCCCTTCGCTCCTCCTGACCGAAGAATAAAACCTTGTTCTGCCAGTTTACGGCCTACCTCTCGAAGGATGCCCCACTCTCTGTTTGGCGTATCCCTACTTCCGACTCCTGTGTAATACTTCATAAGATCACCATTTCGGATAGCTCTTCTGGTGTTACCCATTGATGCCGGTATTCTCCGTTCTTCGGGTTAGAATATTCCAATAGAACAGGGTAATACTCGTCTCGGTAATCGGTGTCTATAACCTCGCAGTTCCAACCTACAGGGATAGGACAAGAACGCCCCTTGGGGGCCATCTTAGTTCCAATAGACAACCTGCCTTGACTAGCCGCCTCATTGACGCTTATCAGGCTGTATCTGTGTTTTAACGCTTCAACTACCTTGACTTGGAGGTCTAAAAGTTCCTCGATTGTAAAGTGGCTTACATCGATTGTCATATTACTCCCTCCCTTCCAGTTTCTTGAATTCTTTGTCCAGCTTAGCTAGATGCTTATCCAACTTGTCTAGCTTTTTATCCTGATAAAGCTGGAAAGCCTCCGAGCCCGGGGCCAACCAAGTCCCCTTATACTTAATTGCACCCCGGATCATATCTCCTCCTATTACAGTTCGTAAACGTACACCTGAAACTGGCCGAGCGTCTCCTCGATAAGAGGCTCGACATTGCTCCAGTCCTCTCCGGCTAAACCACATCCAATCTTCGGCAGACCTACACACAACTCCGAGGTAGGAATCGCCCGAGCGTCAGCCTCTGCCTCAAGGAACAGAGACATAGTGTACAAGGCTTGGCCCAGTGCGTCAAGCTGAGTGTAGACTCGTCCCTCTTCTCGGCCATAGTTGTACTGCCCGTACAGATTGTAAATCGATCCATACTCGTTAATTGTGAAGGTGAGGGAGCCGAGTTTGCCTCGATCCCCTTTCACCGTTGCTTGGTCTGCCTCGTAGGCCTCCGGGAATTGCTCCCGGATTTGCTTAGCAATGCCGCTGCCCATGGTGTTGAAGCAATTAGCCTGATGTGCAATAGCGTGCAACTCTTTGTTTTTGAACGCGGCGAGCAGGTCGCCCTTTCGGTATTTAATCATTTGAACCTCTCTACACTTGTGAATCTGACTTCAGAGCCTCTCGCTCCGTGAGCAATGTCCGCGTACATTGAGTTAATGGCAGCAAACGGGGACCAATACTCCTTCTCCCAGATTTTGAACTTGAACATTTTGTGCCCTTTATTTTCTGGGCGACCTTGTTCGCAGAAGGTTGTAAAGTAATATTTAGCTAACACCTTTATCCTCCTTATACTCCGTTCTTAATCCGATAACGGATAGATGCCAAGTCATTGTTCTTCAGGTCTTCGGTGTCCCATTTCCCGTCTTTGAAGAACGTCCGCAAGGAACCAGTAGCCTCCTCCTCTTCAGATACATTATCTTTCAACTGGAGGAATCGCCCATTTTGCAGGTCTCGGTACACTTTCAGGAGGCCTTTAGCCGACTTCTTCTTGCTGTCAGTTTTCGGGTCTTTGAAGATTGCAATGCCTTCACCGTTCACTTCCGTGTAGGTAGCTTTCACTGCGAATCCGAAGGTGTCCCGGGTGTTGCACTGGTAAGTGTAACTGCCAACTCCAAACACTACGTTCAGGGAAGCGAAACCTTTCTCCTTCAAGCGCTCCAAGATTTTAGCTGCTCGGCGAGTCGTAATGGAATCCCCATAGATCAAACCGATATGAGAATCGAGCATCTTATAACCTGCTTCATTCACAGTACCGCCGAAGGTTTCCCACAGAACTTGGATAGCTCCCTTCACCTGTGCCTCGCTCACTTCTTCGAGTTTATAGCCAACTACATACTCGTATTGGTCCCATTCGGTGGGAATAACCTTGAAGTACTTATCTTCAAAGTTCAGAACAAAGGCGTCGTTTCCATTAACTGCATCCATGATATCCCAGTGTTCGAGAGATTCAACAACTTCAATATCGCCTAGTCCACAGATAACCTCTACAGGGTCACCAGAATCAGGGCGAACAACCAGCTTGCCATCCCGCTCCATGATCTGATCCTTGATGGACGGCAGAATGTCAGTAATCACGCCCCAGAAGTCGAAGCTGTCTGCCACGTACGACAGAATACCACTCGGGAACTTACCCATCAGTTCGACAAGGAACCGACGTTCTGCTTCCTCACGGCCACCTTCACCTTCCCCATCATTCATTTCTTTCTCAATACGAAGGATGTTGCTAGTAGCTACAGCGTGTTCAGTCGCAGGTACGGAGCAAGCTACCAGACCAGTCGCGCTATAGTAGTCCTCGGCGTAGATAGCCGCTGCCAAGGTGTCCGAGCCTACGAACGAGGTCAAGTGACCAACACCACTTCGGGCCGCGTCTTCAATCCCACTCATACCCCGGGCACTGAAGTCGTGAAACTGAACGGACAGCAGGAAGTCGTCGTAGCACCCAGTGTGGTTCGCGTAGTACCGGCCCATAGCTGCGTATTCTGCGGCAATGGTTGCGTTGGTTGCGGTCTTCCAAGTCATAGCCGAAATCAGGGTCTCATGGTAGTTCACCAGCCAGTAGAACTCAGGCAGGGTATTCTTGATAGTGAGCACAGGCACGCCCATAGGAACGCTAACGCCCTCGGTCAAAGACTTAACCTCCAGAGGCAGATAGCCGAGCTTGTGAAGGGCGCGAAGCTGCTCCACGGCTTCCATTTCCCGGCCAAAATAGCCAGTCAGGAACCGGGAATACCGGCCAACGGCGTTCTCTTCTTCAGCCGCGAAGAAGCCTTCCCAAGACTCTACGATCTCCATCCAAGCGGCCCGTCCGCCGACCCACTTGAGAGTGCCGTCGTAGAAGTCGGTGGCATGCGTCTTTCGATAAATCTTATCGGAGCGAGGGGTCAGGTTACTATAGACAAGCTGAGTCCCTTCCGAGTACATGGAACCGTGTCCAATCTTATAACCATCGGTGGAAAGATGTGGCAGAATTTTCATGTTATTTCCTCCTGTTGTGTTGAATAGGCCCAGACTACATCAATCTGGGCCTCCTGTCAATATTCGACTTCTTCTACTGGCAGCGTCAGCACAGGGTAGATGCATGGAAGGCGCAGCAATGGTTGCTTCTTGCTGTGGAAGTCTTCCCAAAACTTATCGTGCATCGTCTTGTACCGAGCGTCCAGTTCCTCCTTGGTGTCGAACTCCTCCACCTTGACAACCCTCTTCTCTGGAGCCGAACGCTTATACTCTACAATCCAGATACTCAAGCTCACAGGCGTTCCGCCTTGGAGTATTCAACCGGAATGACAGTCAGCGCTTCGTGCTCTTTTTGAGGGAGCGTATCCGAGGTGTAGATGCATCCGAAGGAATCCAGCAAGCAGTCGATACCCTTACTGAAGATTCCATGAGTGACGAACAGGTCAGGGAGCACTTTACTGTACTCTCTTAGGGCCTTAGACACGCTTCGGAATGTAGCACCTCCGTCACAGATATCGTCGATCACTAGAAGCGGAAGCTCAGGATCAATATCCGAAGGATTCAGAATTTCAAAGCCTTCGATTTTGCCGGTCTGAAGATCGCGCTTCTTGTTGCAACGAATTACAGTGGCTGCACCAGTTTTCTTTGCAAAATCCTCGGTCCGCTTTGTTGCTCCGATATCAGGGGCTACGAGTTGGTACTGCTCCCACTCTGAGCGGTTCAGCAGGCCGCCGAAGACCGAAGATTGACGAACAACTTCGACGTTGTTAATCAGGTGCAGAGTTGCGTCGCTGTGAGGGTCCACAACGATAACTCGGTCGTACCCGGCAGAGTTCAGCATGTTTGCAAACACTTTCAAACTGAAGGCGTCGCCCGGATTGCACCGACGGTCTTGGCGGGCATACGGGACATAACCTAGCAGAAGCGTCATGTGTGGATTAATCATTTCTGCTCGGATCGCTTCAGTGACATTGAGGAGAGCCATGATATCATCGCTGTTCTTAATCTGAGCTTTAACGTTTACGAACGCATGGCTTTCGATGCCTGCCACATTGACGCCCACTTCGCCGCCCGGGAACGTCCACACTTTTGCCTCTTGCCACGGACGGCTCATAACACCTTCCATTTCGTGAAGACAACCTACAGCATAACTAATCATACATCCTCCTCACAGTTTCACAGAGAAGCGCTTCCGCATTGCTTCCATGGTGCTCTCAGGGACGTCGTGTACAGACTTATTCCCATGACGATTCTCTACAATCAGAGAGATCACAGTGTAGCCAAACTCTTCAGCCATGTCAATGTACGGTTCCACCTCTCGCTCCCGGGTGCTAGTATTGGACACGATCACAGCGTCAAGACCGGCCTTCATAGAGTTTCGGGCTTTCTCCATGCACTTCTTATGGGACTCTACTACACGCTCTGCCTTCCACACGTACTCTCCATACTCCATCTGGTAGTCATCAGCCTCGCAGATGGATGCCGTCCCACCAGACTCCCAAATCTGGTGGTATAAAATCCGGGCAAATGAGGACTTCCCGGAGCCCGGGAGTCCTCGAATGATATACATGATCTTTTCCTGCATATCCCCTCCTTTAAATTCTAGTCATATCGAAGTAGGTTTCGATCAGAAGACGCCGCTGGGCATCAGTCATTTCTACGAAACGGGACTCCTCTACTTCATTTACCAAGAAGTCTACCAGAGGATAGAACTCTTCGTCAAGCGTTTGCTTGAATCCAGCCGGGTCTCGGTACATAGCATTCACCTTCTTGCTACCCATCCGCATGATGAACTTCTTACCGAGATAGTGAGTAGACTTGCACTTCACCGTTCCTAGTCCTGTTTTCACCATGTAGCCTTCTTTCTCACAGGAACTCAGAAGCCGCTTTGCATGCTCCCAGCTACACTCTATGTGCTCTGGACGAAGAATCTTTATAGAACGGTGGTCCGTCACACCTAGAGCGTGGGAATCAAGAATAAACTCCGCAAGCTGTTCACCAGTAAAGATATCCCGCATACCAATCAGATACGCTCCTTCTTCTTCCTCAACAATGTGCGGGTCTTCTGGAGAGCATATCTCGAAGTTATATGTTAAGCCCGCGATATAATCATCTGGGTTATTCGACACATACTTCTGACCAAGGGCAACGTAATCGCTGGTCAATGACCCCGTAGTACTGAAAATAAGAGAGCCATTGTGCTTAGTCACGGAGAACATGAATCCGTTCACTTTCTCAATCATCCTCACACGGAATTTAGGATGGAGGAAACTCCCAGCGCCATTCTCCCCAAGATTAAACACCTTCTCGAAGGGACGTACAATACAATCACCAGAGTGCTGGTCGAATACGTGACCCCGCGCCTCCAGAAGGAGAGGGTGCTCATTCCACAGGTTTTCGTAGAACACCTTCCGGGCATACTTGATAATCGACATGCCGTTGAAGTGCTTAACAGTCACCAGCTTATTAGCGATCAGGTCTTTGTACATTGCAATGTTGAGATTACCTTCCATCCTACTTCTCCTTATTTCAATTCGACAATCGGGCAGAATTTAGCCTTCTTTGCCTTTAGATACGATACCAGAATCCCATCCTTGCTGGACGATTTACTCGACATAAAGCGAGAGAATCGGTAGAAAACCCACACGCCATAAAAGACGGCGATGATCCCAATCCATACAAACCCCATGACAGCCAGAGTCCCACCTAGAACGTATCCGGTAAGCGGACCGAGAGCCAGAGAATACAATACAGAGCCTACAACAGCAGCGAGCGCTACAACCGTTGACGCCAGCCACACGACGAGGAACACCGTCTGCCAGAAATAGGAACAGAGAGTTACAGTTTGCCAATCGCTTGAGATAGCCGAATAGATCGGGGTCTCGAACGTACGATGGAGCCACATATGCCACGAATTCTTATCAATCTTCATGCTTGTTCCTCCGGGAAGATGTTGAAGTTAAGTACGTTATGCTCTTCAAGTTCCATGGAGGCTACCATCTTATAACCTCCGAGCTTGTGAACGATCTCCAGTATACTCTCAATAGAGAATTTGTCAACATGCTGCTTCATCAGATTGGAGATTCGGCTCTGATGGGTTCCACACCGCTCTGCCACTTCCCGTTGAGTCAGCCCAGACTGAGTGATGTAGTGTGCAGCAACAACCATTACAGTTTTCTTGAAATCCTTGACCGGATCATTCATGTTAGTCCTCCTTATTGCTCAGCGTTACTTTGCCATCGAATACTCGGAATTGAGCGATCTCAAACTGATCCGTCCAGCGGGCGTCCTCGAAAGCCACTCCTTCAAAAGTCCCGTCTTGTTTAACATCAGAAGTCATGAGGACGATAAAAGGAACTCCGTCGTCATGGATCAGTTCCACCAGAGTGTTAGCTTTAGGTTTAACATCCTCCTTGTCACGCGAAATCAACACATTGACCATTCTTTCCTCCTTTTATTTATGGTGGTCTACAACCACAAACTCTTGCTCTCGCATATATTCCCTCACTTCGTCGTAAGAGAATACCTGATGGTCCGGGTGATTGTCAATACCTACATCAAGCCGCTTACCCTTGGAAGGCAGGCTACCGTGAGTGTGACCATGCAGGTGCCAAGCGCCATGATGAGCGGTATTCCACGTCTCGAAAGGATAGTGGCACATGACGATCTTAACTCCGTCGATCCTCACTTCCTTGTAGTCTCGGATATCTTCGACGTGCGATAGGTTGCTGTCTTCAATCAGCTTCCACAGTCGGCTATCACAGTGATTACCCTTGAGGAAGGTGATCCGACCGTTCAACTGTCTAATGATATCCAGTACAGCTTGCAGCTTGTTCTTACCTGCGAAAGCGAAATCACCTAAGTGATACACTTCATCCCGAAGACGGACCCGAGAGTTCCACCGAGAGATAAGCTCCTCGGTCTGCTCCTCGAAAGTCCACGGCCTGTTGCAATACTCGATCACATTCTTATGGAAGAAGTGTAGATCGGAAGAGAAAAATACAGACATTATGCCTCCATTTCAAATTCGTAAATTTTGTTAATCCTGCGGATGAGTCGCATAGCGGCCCCTCCCAGCAGATGTTCACGCTCCGGCTCCATACTAGCCATAGCCTTGAACTCTGATAACATATCTCGACGCTCGTAGTGGAAATCTACTACCCAGTAATGGTCCGCACTAATCTTACCCTCTCGGTACAGATGCCCTTCTACGCCCAGCCAGTGATCTACTGCGTCTTTCTTCAGAAGCTCCTTCGGAGACCACTTATCTACACCTCGCAGCTTCTCGAAGAAAGAGTAAGGACGAGAATAGCTGATGATAGCTTCCTCTACAGCCGATTCAGCCTGCAATTGGACTAACTCCCATCTTGCAAGGACTTCTTTAATCTCCCCGGTGGTGACTGGGGTGTAGCTGTACTGCTCTTTATATTCATTCCACACTGTACTGTTCTCCTACATAGCCTTTGAATTTGTCGGAACGAGTTGTCTTCTTCCGTGCCTTGTTTTCCAGAACTGATGCTTCCCTTTCGAGCATGCTCAGTTGGTTGCTATACTTCTTGATCCGCTTCGAGTTACCACTCATCACAGAATTTGTAAGATTTGCGATAGTATCGCAAATTTTCACTTCTCTTGCAACCGGATGATTACGGCAAGCTTCGATATACTTACGGTAGCTCTCAGCACGGTTCTTATCGAGAATGACCAGAGCCTCTACGATGTGAGGCATCACGCCCATGGACTCCAAGTCTTCCTCTGTCAACTCTGTATCCTCCAGAACGTCGTGCAGGAAGCACACAGCGAGAAGAGTGTCCATGTACGGAAGGTCGGAGAAAGCCTGACCCGGGTCCATATCTTTAGGAGCGTTGCGAGCCACGCAGACTGTATGCACCTGATTCAGATGGTAAGCATACGGGAAGTTGGTCTCTCCGTACCGCTGACCTTCGTGAGCCGAGAGTGCGATCTCAATAGCGATACCAAGCTGAGTGTTCATATTATTCTCCTTTGTAGAATGTGTGGTTGCCTATCTTGATTGTGCGCTTGTATTTCCTAGCCCACCGAGGAAGCTTGCCATTATTAGCCCGTCTCACCTTCCTCTCGTTGAGGTAGTGATCGGCTCCTCTCGTTGGATCGACAGTATACCCATATAGGGCGTTGTATGCAACATGTTTCGCTGCCTCCCACTTGTCAAGCTCCTTGACACCTTGCCGCATACTCCCATCGCAGGTGTAGGAATACTGGCACTTGAAGTAGAGCACTCCAGCTACGGTGCTGGGCCACCTATCGTGCTGCATCCTGTTGATGACGGTATGAGCTACAGCAATCTGACCGATCTCCGGTTCTCCCCGGGCCTCGAAGTATACAGCTTCAGCCAACAACCTGCAAGGCTTTCTGTACTCACACAAGGTGCGCTTGCTTTCTATGATTTGACCGGGACTGGCTTGGAACTCTACTACAGGTTCTGTGCCGTATTTGAGACGAGAGTATTCCATATCTAGGAACATCCCAATGAAGGCTAGAAGGATCGACAAAACGAGAGCTTCTAAGGTTTCCATAACACCTCCTTAGACAAAGAAGCCCGCCTTGTGGGCGGGCTGTATATCACTCGGCTATTATACTTCAGCCCAAGTTGTAACGACGGGCGTAGTCTTCGTTGGGGAACTCGACCATCATCGACTGAATGTGAATGTTGCCTTTACGATCCTTCTGGATTTTGGCATTTTTCACAATCTTACAGGCCTGCGCCTTAGCCATAAGCTCAGGGCTTACAACCAGATCGATGAACCCTGCACTCCGATACCCGCATCCGGCAGGGGCCCAGAAGCCGTGCTGGGTCATCGTCGAGCCGGGAACGAGGTACAGGTTGTGCAGACGCACAGCAGTGTTGAAACTCAGCTTGCTGATATGCTTCGCTTCCCGAGTTTGGGTTTCAAAACACCCAGTCGTGTAGTTGAATTTGTAAGTGAGAGCATCCATGAACTGAATGACGCTTCGAATCTGGATAGCAGAAGTATCCAAGAGCTGGAACTCCTCAGCCGCGTCGATTGCAGTGGTCACGTTGACAGACTTAGCGTTGAACATTTTATATCCTCCTTATTCTTCAGGGACAAATACACCGCCGATTACCCGGCCAGCGCGAATTAGTTTACCAGTTGGGAACTGAGCACGCAAGGTCTTTTTGAAACGACTTTGAATTTGCACAGTTAGCCACTTACCCCGGTAGTTCTCAAAATTAGTGATCTGATCCTTGCGTTCGTCAAAGTCACCGTACGTCACTTCAAGCAGCTCTTGAGGTACAGGGTCAAACACCACCAGAACAGCGTTCCCATTCTTGTCTACCACGTAGTTCACGATCTGCATTTCCATATCGAAGAACTCTTTGTACTTCTGGAGACCGCTGGAGCGCTTACCAGACTCGTACAGCCCTTCCGGGCTACGCCACATGATACCTTCATAGCCTTTCTGTCGATACACATCATGAAGACGTTTCAGTTCTTCAAAGGTGGAGCAGAATACGTACTCAACAAAACGAATGCTCCCCAGACCACTGTGTAGTGCAGACTGGAACTGGAAGTCTACCAGACGCTCCTTAAATGTCAAGGCATCTTTTACGATATCGAAGACATGGAACTCCATCCGCTTACGAAGACCGTAAATAAAGGACGTGCTGTCCACTTCCTTCAGGAGACGATCATACTCCTCCTCTCCGTTCTCTAGAGGGTAGGCGTCGAGAGCCTTCTCAGCCTTCATCCACTTATCGTAGGCATCCTCTCGCTTGACCGCCGAGTTGATATCCTCCAGCACCTCACCGTGGACGTACAGTTCGCCGTCCCACACATCACCCTCTTGCATGATCTCTTCGAGTTCTTTGATGATGTGCGGTACATTGTAAGGTTTACCCATGCGAGACGCTAGCGTAACTACGCCATTGGCTTTCTTAGCCATGCAACGCAGGCCGTCTAGTTTAGGAGAGCCATACCCCTCTTTGTATTTAGCGGGATCAAGCGGTTTTGCGAGCATAGCCATAACAGGGAGATCGTTGAGTTCTTCCTTGGTTGCACGATAACCCTTGTCCAACTGCTTGCTCACCTTGGACTGAGCCTCAGACACGGCCTGCTCCTCTACAGAGCGTTTCTGCTTACCAACTCGGATGTTGGTAACCTGAGAGGTCATGGCTCCATGTTCTTTGCCGTATTTCACGACGATATTGAAGCTACCGTCTTCCTCTCCGACCACCTCTACAGTCCACTCCTTGAACCCGCCTTTCTTGTCGAGTCCATACAGTCGTTGAAAATAACTCATTGATCCTCCTCGTATTTGATGACAAGAACATCATTCTCCCGTAGGTGCCTAAGACCTTCGTCGAGCCGATATTCGTGCTTATAGTACACTACTTTGATCCCAGCTTCAACCACCGAGATAGCACAATTTTTACAGCAAGAGTGAGTGACGAACAGGGTAGCCCCTTGGGCACTCTCAGGGCTGCGTATAAGGGCCCTCAGTGCGTTTTCTTCGGCATGCCTCACCTCTGCCTTGGTTACTCCCGTTTCGTCCTCCAGCGGCCCGTTTAGGTGCTCTGGAAGGGCATTATACCCGCAACTGATGATACGGTTACGTTTTACTAGAACTGCACCAACCTTGGAACGAGTCGAGTCGCTGCACTTAGCGAAGGCCTCAGCGGCCTCCATGTAAGCTTTAATGTGCTTGACCTTCACGACTAGCCTCCAATTAGAACCGCGATCTCCTCGTAGTACCCCTCTTCAGGGCACGCGAATTCCATGTAGTACTCGTCAGTGTCTGTCAAATAGACAACGCTAGGCGGGTAATAGCTCCAAGTCGGGTCTCCGTGTTCAATCTCCGCTACCTTCAAGTTGCCATACACAGTGCGAAGAGTCTGTAGAGCCTCGATCACATCGTCGATGCGCATTACAGTGGGTTCAGTCGGTTCAGTCATATCTCCTCCTTAGTTTTCTACTTTACAAACGGCATCGCCCCGGCGAAGGAACACTTGCACTGATGGCTTTCCGCTCCACTTGTCCCACGCTTCAGCTTTAACACTGACAGTCTTAGGATTGATTGCAACCACCTCGCCTACCAGCATAACCATTCCAGTTCCGCCTAGGCAGAATGCTACTGCGTCGCCGATCTCGATATCCCTTCCTGCTACGTCCTTCATTTGTACTCTCCATCTGCACCCTTGATTAAAATAACGAAGTCCGAGGGATCATCACTGCCGTAGGCCTTTGCCCGAAACTCCTGCTCGTATTTATTCACCGCCTCCGGATCACTTTTAACCTCAAGCTCTTGGTAGAGGTCTTCCATAAACCAACCCAAGTCCGTGGTCGCAGCCGAAGCCGAGAGGTGACCAAGAAGTCCTACCAGCATATTGATCTCGTCGCTCTCCAACTCCAACTTGTGACCGTTACGTTTTACTACTTTCATATTTCCTCCTATCGCTTCTGTCCGCGACGAGTGGCTACGCCGTAAGCTGGCTTGCTCCCCTCGCCCGTGTTGTGTTTCTTCTGCACTCGGCTGGCATTGACGGTGTAACGCCCTTTGCCATACTCTTCATCTATCCACGCTTGGGCCTTAGCTCGCTGAGACGTGTGGACAAAGATGTAGTAGCCAGATGCATCCTTGATAAACCAAGTGGCCGGGGGCTGGAAGTCCAGACGTGAAAACTCTTCATAGTCGATCACAGTCACCTTCTGCTTAGCCACTGTATACTGCCCCACTACCGACTCTTTTGCAATGATTTTATCAATCATCTGAGTTGAAAGATCAGAGTTCTTCGAGGTCAATTTCTACCTCCTTTCCTAGTCCAGTATCTGCAAAGAAGCTATCGAGACTCAGAGCGTGGTATTGAGACACTTTGTAACCACCACTCTTCAGAAGGCTGTGAGCGGCCTCCTCTACTTTGTCCTCTGTCAGTCTCCAGTCCGCACCTAGGAGTACTTCAGCTAACTGCTCTACACTCGGAGGGTTCCCAATCCACAGACCCATTCTACTGTCAGGCTCGTAATCTTCTTCCCATACAAGTTCCCACACTAGGTTACTCATTGGTACACCTCCTTCTTACGAATAGAATACATAACCCACTCGTCTTTTCCTGTCTTACCGCACGGAATGTCTATTTCGCACTCTGCGTTTACAATCAGGTCTGCTACAATGCAGTCAAGAAGCTCCTCGTCTGGCTCTGGTAAGCCCGGGTAGGACGATACAACCCTGCGGATAGTCTCCGCTTTGGTATTGCCCAGTACCCCAAGCATGTGGAGGTCGAACTCTCCACTGTAGTCGTCCCAGAGTTGTCCAAATATCACCCATACACTATTCATACCTAGTAATCCTCCTTCAGCTTGTTGGTGTCCATTAGGCAGCCTCCTTCTTCTTGTCCAGCAACTTAAGGCATCGTTTGCAGGTGATATGATTGCGGTAGCGGGAGAAGTTCTTCTCCTCGAAGTCGCCATCGGTGCCACAGAAGACGTCATACGGTTCTTCACTGTCCGCTTCTGTGCCGCCGTCCCACTCGTCGTAGTGAACTGTTCGCGTCGCCATTCACTTCACCTCGATTCCGGCTTGCTGGAGGGCTTCTTTCACGGCATCAAGCACTGCGTTGTAGCTGCCGATTATCAGGTTGCCGTAGATGTTTCTTGTGGGCTCCATTTTCTCCGGCAACTCCACCCTCAGAGCCGCGCGGCTGGCTTGCCATATCCGCCAGTCATGATGTGGTGTGTCGTGGATGTATTGATGCGGCGGATGCTCATATCGATCAAGGGTGAAGCCATGGTGCCCATCCTTAATTTGGGCCGCGTAGTTACGCACGAACCACGCTTCAAACTCGTCTCTCATACTCCGCAATCCTCCTGAATCTCTTTTAGCAGCTCGGAAGGCATAACCGACAGCGCCAGTTCCTCCAGAGCATGGATGTAATCCTCAACATATTTCCACTCCTTTCTGATCTTCTGAAGGTACACGCCTTCTTTACTGTTGTCAATAGCCTGACCCTCCAACTCCTGCATAAGTTCGAACATCTTGTATATCCTCCTTTGGCCGAAAAAATGGCCGGCGACTACTGTCCCGGCCTGATGATACTACTCTGAAATTTCTTCCATTGCAAGGCGTTTCTTTTCAAAGAAGTCACTGAGCTTATCTTCTAGCTCTTCGCCACCAATGTAAAGCTCTTCCCCTGCCTTGACACGCTCTAGCTCCTTCTCAGTCAAGAAGTCACTGTAGACGTGATCTACCCATTTATCGCACCACGCTGAGCTAAACGCTGCATTCCTCAGACTATTCCTGAAATCAGCAGATACAACGCCAAAAGAAGGCGCGTGGATCATGAAATATGTGAACTGGTCGATCTCAACGGAGTCGCAGGCTAGCGCGATGGCAGTCATGGCAGACGCACACTCACCTTCGAGACGAGCATGCACTGGAGCTTGACACTCCTTGATCGCTCGGATTATAGCGTTGGCGGTCTCTACCTGTCCACCGCATCCGTTAATGGTGATGTACACTTCATCATTCTGACCTGCATTTTCAAGGGTCCAAAGCTCCTCTGTGAGTTCTTCGAGGCTCTTGATTACGTATGGCAGAAGGATGGAGTAACGATTGCTAACACTTTGTGTACATGAAACAGGCATAATACCTCCTTTACAAAAATGGGCCCGAAAGGGCCCTTATTACTGAATCACTCCTCGCTTTCTTTCTGGCCAGAGCCCAGCATTGCAAAGAATGGAAGGAGGATTGTGCTCAGCTCTCCGCTGACAGCTTCACCAACTTCTGCACCAGCCTGAGCTACACTCAGGAACTCTTCAGTGCGTACAAACTTGTCAACCTTGACGAGGGTTTTAAAGTCTACTCGTTCCAAGAACGCAGTCCCGGCTGCTTCCGCCAGAGGTTCGAGGTTTACGACTTCCATAGCGCGATCCAGAGCTTCCTGATTGATCTCTAGGCCGTTCTGGGCTGCAACCTGCATCAGGGTAGACTTCACAGTCTGGATTGCGTAGTCTTTGAAAAACTCACGTTGTGCTTTGTTAAACTTCATTCACTTTTCTCCTTTGTAGTACGACGACGACGGGTTTTTGGTTTATCTTCCGATTCAGTCTCTTGGACTTCCTCTACAGGAACTTCCTTAGCTACTTCTGTAGACTTTTCCTCAGTCTGCTTCTCTGCGCCTTCTCGGACCATCTTTACAGACTTGAGAGCGAAATTCATATTGGCGAAATGAGGGTCTTCGAGATCAATGCGGAAACCTTGATCGAAAGCATTTTGCATGCCCATCAGAAGGCTGAAAACGTCCCATTCTTGCACAATGACCTCATTGCCGTCAAGCTCTTTTTCAATCTCAGGGCTGACGCCTTCCTGCCGGAACATCTGCACTTGACAGAGGGTACCGTACACAGGATAGCCTTCAATCGACCGAACGACACGGAAACCTTCCTTCATGTGGGCGTGAATCGAGCGAAGCCAGACGATAGGGTTGTATTCTACGATATTGATAACTTGCATATTCTTTTACTCCTTGCGGGTTAGTGTTTTACAATAATACCACGTTTCTCAGGAATGTCAACCCATTTTGTTCTGGTAAAGGCTTGACATAGAGGAAATCTGTGGTATTATCAATATTCAGCGTGGGAGAGATATGTCTGAAAGCACTCACCGGCCCACGCCTAGCGCCTATGAAGAGGAATCCACAAGGGCAACCTGAACTCGAATGCTGTTAAAGGGTGGAGACGACGCGAAAGCGGAATGACAGCAATCCGATGCAGCCTACATGCTGCCCCTCACCGAACTCATCTGCATGAGTAAGAGGAATTGGATAGAGCCAAGGCACGTCTTAGGCAGATTAAATTCTGTATGGCGAGCCTTGGGACGACTCTATCCTTCCCTAGCCGAATCTATCTGCATGGGGTGTTCTCCTGATACACATACACAAATACCCACCACAGATAATCCATCAATCAACCCATAAGGAATTTCTATGAGATGTAAGTGCTGTGATAGCGAACTCTCGTTTGAGACTCCAGTCATCAATAAACATACTGGTAAGGAAGACGATCTATGCTCCTCTTGCCGTAGGTTTGCTCTCAATCCTACACTGGATCATGAGTATTTTGGTGGTTGGTATCCAAGCGAAGGAGTTACCGCTCCTCTCCCTACCGGGGACTGACATTGTATATAGAGTGCGCGTACTCTGACAATACATATAAATAATAGATTACGGTGCGAATAATTCTTTAAGGGCTTGACAACAGGAGATTTCGTGCTATAATCGGAGTATATGGGGCTTACAAAGCTTCAGAGGATTTAATATGACTCAAGAAAGAAACAAGGGCGGTCGCCCTACGAATGCCGAGCTAGAAGCCCGGGGTATCATTCAAACAGACCTAAAAGCAGGACTCAGACTTCTAAAGAAGAGCTTTGCAGAGAACATTAGGTTCCTACAAGAGCAATCTGACAATCCTGAGGTTTCTCTACAAATGAGAATCAAGCTCAAGAAAGAGCTTTCTGATATGTTCGTCGCTTACTACAAAGCTGACATTGCACTCAAAAAAGAGCTTGCAAAAGGAACAGAATCAGGAGATAATGAGAACACTGAAGAGGACAAGACTCCCGGAGTAGTTCTCGCGTTTTGATTAATTGCCGCTTCGTTCAATGGTAGGACGCCAGACTTTGAATCTGGAGATGATGGTTCGATCCCATCAGTGGCTGCCAAATGTAGTAAAAGAACATTCACCCGACAAGGAATGTGTCTCGCTCAGAGGACAGCGAGTAATAAGTGTCCTCCAGAATTAAGGGTCGGTGAGCGTAATTGGCAACCTACTGGATTCCAAATCCTCGTATTCTCTGTTCGAATCGGAGTCGGCCCGCCAAATTAGTGTTGACAGGAGCGAAGGTCTCCTGTATAGTGACGCCAATTGCTCGTATAGTGTAACGGATGCACAACGGTCTTCTAAGCCGTAAGGTCTAGGTTCGAATCCTAGTATGAGCGCCAAATTAGATGGACGGAAGCTAAAGTGGTCCCGGCATCTGGCTTTTAACCAGACCTTAGTGAGTTCGAGTCTCACCCGTTCAACCAATTTTAGTGAGTAAATCAGATAGGTTCTGAGGCTCCCTGCTAAGGAGTACGTCTGCTAACGCGGATGTGGATCGAGACCACTGCTCACTGCCAAATCACTGCCAAAATAAGTGATTTTAAGTGTTGACAAACTGAGTTTTTCATGTTTTAATACACTTATCAGATGAAGAAACAATTAGCGAGTAGCCCTGAGTAGGTCGGGAACTAGTCTAGAAAACTAGGCCGCTGTGATGAACGGTGAGGGTTCGACTCCTTTACTCGCTGCCAAATTAAGGCCCTGTGGTGGAATTGGTATACACATCAGTCTTAGAAACTGACGCCGAGAGGATTGAGGGTTCAAGTCCCTCCGGGGCCACCAAATTAAGAATCTCTTTTGCTATTTGGTTAGGGTTCGAGTCCCTACCCGGCGACTATGGCCGGTCTATGGCGGCCAAATAGTGAGAGAGCTAGGGGACGTGACGAAGGTAGCGCTGCTTTCCGACCTCCCCGGCGCTATAAAAGTTATCATGAAGGGGTTGACAAACAAGAAATTCATGATAATATAGGTACATAGAGTAACAAACAATGTAGCCGGGTAGCTCAATTGGTAGAGCACCCGACCGATAATCGGGCGGTTGAAGGTTCAAGTCCTTCTCTGGCTACCAGAATTTAAAGGCCCATTAGCTCAGTCTGGACTAGAGCAAGCCCCTGTCTAGGGCAAGGTCGTCGGTTCGAATCCGACATGGGTCGCCAACAAGGTCGTTGTAGAGATAGATGGCTACTATCATCCGGCTGTAACCCGGACGCCATAGGCTAGAGGTTCAATTCCTTCCTTCGACCACCAAATAGCGAGAGCGTTAAGACTGGCTGGCGCTGTCACTCGGCTCATAACCGAATACAAGTGGTTCGATTCCACCTCTCGCTTCCAAATTGCACTCCGAGGAACCCTAAGTGGTGGGTTCAGTGTCGCTACCTATCTCGGTAAGGGGAAGCGCCTAAGCTGGCACGGGTAATTGAGTAGCTGTGATAAGCTACTGGCAGCCAGTATAAATCGTCCGGCTCGGGCCCGTTATAGCTCCTAGATTTGAATTAGATGCTGTAAGCCATAGGAGGTGATCCAGTATCTCCCGGAGAGGCCCGGGTTAAAAACCTCCTAGTTTATTGCCCTCGTTGGCCGAGAGGATCAGGCAGCAGATTGCAAATCTGCCATACATCGGTTCAAATCCGATACGAGGCTCCAGAGTTTTATTCCGTACGGCCCATCAAGGCGATGGGGCTCGGCTGTTAACCGAAACGCGCTAGGTTCGATTCCTAGGTACGGAGCCAATTTCCAAAAGAGACTCTTCGCTTTAGAAGCAGAGTCGAACGCCCGATACGGGCCTTATTATCTCCTCGTAGCTCAGTCTGGTTAGAGTGTCGGATTTGGAATCCGAAGGTCGAAGGTTCAAATCCTTCCGGGGTGACCAATTTAAAGCGGGTTTCGTATAGTCTGGTTATTATTCTTGGCTTCCACCCAAGAGACTAGGGTTCGAATCCCTAAGCCCGCACCAAAAGTCGTAGACCTCAGTAACCCGGAGTAACGCCCGGGAGAAGATGTGAGTTCTACGTATACGCGTCTGAAGCTAACTAGGTAGAAGCACCGGGTTGAAATTCCGGAGGACTTGGATCGTTACCAAGCGGGCGCACCAAACAATGCAGTTATAGATTAAATGGATAAATCGCCAGACTTTCAATCTGGTGTTCCGGGTTCGATCCCCGGTAACTGCTCCAATCAAGTCCAAGCCGGAACATTCCTCCGTATGTGCTTTCAGCCGGCTTGGCATTATTCGTGTGGAGATTGTGTAGCCCGGATGCTGCCTTTCGGTTGTGACCCGATTGTTGGGGTTCGAGTCCCCGCCTCCAACCAATGTCGTGCAATGGTATATCGCGTTGACGCTTTTAGGCTCTCTGGATCGTAAGCCAGTAAAGCGAGAATAGCGGGCTCTCGCAGCAGAGCGATAGGTGGTTCGATTCCACAACATGACACTCTTTCCTCCTCGCCTGTGCTGAACGGTTTCCTCCTCCTTTCCCGTCTCACAGGCTCTATTCCCTGCCCTTTAAGCATTTATGGTGATGCACCGGCTTTGTAACCCGGCGAATTCTGTTCAAGTCAGGAATGGGGCACCAATTCACTATCAAAGAACCCGCAAGCTCCCGATAGGGTTCACACTCTATAAGGTTGTAGCATGGAAAACACTAAGGTTCCTGATAAAAAACTCGGACCAATCGCGCTAGCGCTTAAAGAGGCCAGAGAGAATTTCGATCTCAGCCCTCATGTTATTGGTCCAAAATCTTTCAAACAGAAAGAGTTCACAGACAGCGATGCAAAGATCACTGTATTCGGTGGTGCTGCTGGTGCTGGTAAGTCTTATCTCGGTGTAATGGACTTCATGAAATATATCCATGATCCTAACTTCCGAGGTGTAATGACTCGTCGTACTACTCCTCAGATTAAAGGCCCGGGCGGTCTGCTTGAAAAAGCAACAGACCTATTCAAGCTCGTTGACCCTAAAGTCAAGTGGAAAGACAAAGACGGCAAGTTTGTGTTCTCTTCTGGTGCAGTTATTTTCCTTCGACACTTCGAACAAGAATCTGACAAAGACTCCTTCCAAGGTTGGGAGGTTAGTAAGTTCCTAGTCGACGAAGGTCAGCAGTTCACAGAAGGCATGGTGACATACCTTATCTCTCGTATGCGTAACCCGAAATGCTCGGTTGTTCCGCACATGAAGATTACATGTAACCCTGATTACAATTCGTTCCTTCGTAAATGGATTGAATGGTGGCTAGACCCTGACACAGGAATCCCGATCCCTGAGCGCTCCGGCGTAACTCGCTGGTTTGTACGCAAAGGCGGTAAGATGTTCTGGGGAGACACCAAGGAAGAGTGCATTGCCCTTCATGGTAATCCCAGTCTAGCGCCTGACGATGAAGATCAGGTGAAGCCTATCAGCTTCAAATTCATCGCGGCTAACTGTTTCGATAACCCAATCTTGATGCTCAACGACCCTGAGTATGTAGCTAACCTTGAAGCCCTTCCTAGGGTAGAACGTGAAAAGCTCCTAGACGGTAGCTGGCACGCTAGAGAAGAGGGAGCTGGATACTTCACAAGGGACTGGTGCCAAATCGTTCCCCACCCGCCTCTACGGGTGCTTAAAAGGGTACGTGCATGGGACATCAGCGGTAGCATCGAATCCGAAACCAACAGAAACCCCGACTGGACAGCCGGCGTGCTGATGAGCCGTACAAAAGAAGGCTTGTTCACTGTCGAGGATGTTGTCAGAGAGCGTAGGTTGTTCGGAGGTGTTTTCGACCTCATTCTAGAAACAGCCAAGCAAGACGGTCAAGACGTTGAAATTCAAATCCCATGTGACCCGGGGGCTGCTGGTAAAGCTTATGCTGCCCAGCTAATTAGAGACCTAGCGGATCATGGATTCCACGCCAGACCGAAGACAACTAACAAATCGAAAGTTACTCGATTCGCCCCGTTCGTATCTGTAGCTGAAACTAAATCAGTGCAAGTCGTTGCGGGAGATTGGAACGAAGATTACTTCGATGAACTTGAGCGATTCGACGGAAGTAAGGCTATCAAAGATGACCAAGTTGACGCTACATCAGATGCATTTAATGCTCTATCCCTTGGCAGCTTGATTATCCCTGATTTCCTACCGCCTGATATGACTCAATCCAACAAATTCAAACTAAATTAATAGGAGGCGGCGATGGCCGAGACTGAAAAAACAGCACCGGGTATCCCGCGACTTCGCCTAGGCGAGATTGGTAGTACAGGCCTTAAACAAGTCAATGGTACTATTCTGGAAGAACGCCGACCAGAACTTCGGTTCCCTAGGGCATGCAGAACATTCCAAATGATGGCAGAAGACCCTACCATCAAATCAGCTCTTGATCTCTTCGAAATGATGATGAGCAGGGTTGACTGGGAAGTTGATCTAGGAGTTGACCCCGACGAGGCTATGAAGGCCCGTGGTAAATTCCTGAAAGAGTGCATGCATGACATGGAGCACAGTTGGTACTCCTTCATCAAAGAGGTTACTAGCTTCTACACCTACGGATTCTCCGTACATGAAATGGTGTTTAAGCGACGTGAAGGATACCCTGTATCGAAGTACAATGACAACAAATTCGGTATTAAAAAGTTGCCAATCCGCTCTCAGTCTACTATCACCAAATGGTTGTACTCTGAAGACGGTAGAAACTTCCTAGGGTGTGAGCAAAGTCTTGCCAATGTTGTCAATGGCGACCGTTACGTCAACCTAGGTAATAAGGACGGAACTGTAGAGATTCCAGCTAAGAAGATGCTTCTTTTCCGGGTCGATGCTAAACGTGACAGTCCTGAAGGTAACAGCCCTCTCCGTGCGTGCTATAACGCTTGGAGATATCGAGTAGAGATTGAAGAGCAAGAGTCCGTTGGCGTAACACGCGATATGAACGGTATGCCTACGCTCTATCTGCCTCCTCGATATATGTCCGAAGATGCTACAGAAGCTGAGAGGGCAGTCTACGAATACTACAAGCGAGTAATTCGTAACATTCAAATGAATGAACAATCTGGACTTATCCTTCCTCAAGCGTTTGACCCAGAAAGCCGACAACCTCTGTTCAAATTCGAACTGACCTCTTCGCAGGGCAGTAAGATGTATGATACAGATGCCATCATTCGTCGCTGGGACAACAAAATTCTGCAAGCCTTGTTTGCCGATATGCTGAAGATGGGTCAGGACCAAGTTGGCTCTTACTCTCTAGCTGGTGCCAAGACTAACATCATGGCTATGGCGATTGAATCGCGGCTCCGCGAAATCAAAGACGTACTAGATAATAAACTCATTCCTACGCTGTTCGCACTGAACGGTGATTATAGTCCAGACTTGCCGAAGCTGCAATACGGTGAGCTAGATGAAATCGATCTTGAAGAGTTCTCGAAAGGGATTCAGAGAATCGGTTCTGTCGGTGGTCTTGAACGTGACCGTGAGGTTTACAACAAGATTCGCAAAGCTCTCAAGATTAAGCCTCGACCAGACGACGAGCCTGTTGATGTGGATAATATCATGGGTGGTCAGTCTCAAGCAGGTAAAGCTGGAGTAGGTAATGGTGCATCAACATCCGCAGCCGGTAGAGACAACGCCGCTGCAAATAACGCATAAGGAGACAGAATGCTGACTCTTGAAAGTGTTATTGAAGCTCTCAGCAATGCTTTCGGGGCTCCCGCCAAGTCGGAAGAAGCCCCGGCTGTAGAGGTCACAAAGTCCCTAGACAATGAAAAGAGGATGGCTTTGTTTGTCGTTCTTGAGCCCCAAGAAGGCGACTCCACGACTGACCTACACGCAGACACCTACTCCGAAGAGGAAGTAGAGAAAGCTTGCATCAACTTCAATACTCATTGCAACGTAGCTAATATCTTCCACAAGATTGAAACACAGGAAGCTGAGATTGTCCAGTCCTTCATCGCTCCATCCGCATTCACAACTGACGACGGAAGAGAGATCAAGAAAGGTACATGGCTCCAGTGGTGGCACTTCCCTGAAGGCTCTGAAGTAGCCGATGCACTATGGGAAGGCGTTAAATCTGGTGAATTCACAGGCGTCTCTATCGGTGCCAGAGCTACAGTCGAGGATATCGAATGACCGTAAAAGCAAAACGTAAACTGACCGATATCAAGTTTGAACACGAAGGTGCTCATGTCGCTCTGGTCAGTAAGCTCCAAGGTGGTGCAGCCAACGGGCACACTACTCTAATCACAAAAGCTACCAATGGCGTAACTGAAGAGCTTATCGATAAAGCTGCTGAAGTTACAGTCACAATGCAGTTCCCTGAGTTCCTTCGTAAGTTCTTCGGGATGTATTATGAAGATGCCGAAGTTCTCTCTGTTGCCATGGGATATGGCAGAACGGAGTATCCAGAACTAGATCACAAAGACTGGATCGACCAGCGGGTCGAGTCTATGTCCATTCTTAAGTCGGTTTATAAATCGGCTGACCTGAATCAAGCTCTCTCCGAGCTTACCCCTGAGCAGACCCTTTCCCTTAAACAGGATCAGGAACTGCTTGAAAAGGCTCTGGAGGTAGTCTCCGAGCAATCCAATGAAAATCCATCCAAGGAGATTACCAACATGGAAACTATCCTGAAATCGGCCCACCTAGAAGCTCTAGCTGACGCTATTGCAGTTGAAAAAGCTGCTGGTGTCGCTGCTGTTGCAGAAGTTCAGAAGCAACTAGACGCCGCTAATGTAGAGCTTACAGCTCTTCGTGAAATTGTCAAGGCTGCTGAGGCAGAGAAAACCGCTGCTATCGCTAAAGCCCGTAAAGAGCAACTGGCTGAAGTCCTCCCGGCTGACCAAGTAGAAGATACTTTCAAGTCTCTGGAAGTTCTGGACGATCAAGCTTTTGCACAAACAGTAGGAACGCTCCGCATTCTTAAAGCTGCTGCTGACCAAAATGACATGCTTGTCGAGAAAGGTGTATCGGGCGCTGGGGAAGAAGACGACTCTGTTGTCGCCGGTGTTGCCGCTATCCTGAAAGCTCGCCACGGCTCCAAGTAATATCTAGCCAATCTAGAGGAATTCCAAATGGCTCAAAACATTATCGCAAAAGATCATCAGCGTCTTAGCAACTGGCTGAAAGAAGAACAAATGGGCCACCGTGGCCTGTTCTACACTCGCGAAACTCTGCCTGTCGCTGACATTGATGTTAAAACAACTGGTTCTGTCCTAGACAGCACTGGCAAGCTGGTAACTAAGGCTACTATCGCCGACGCTACCTACATCCTAATTACCGACCTGCACGACTATGCCAACGCTCAGATGAGCCACGCTGTCGTCCTTGCTCGCGGTTTTGCCAAGATCGGCTCCAAGGCTGTTATCTTCGGTGCTGACGTTGACGACGCTGATAAAGCTACCGTCTTTGAAGCTTTCAAAGCCAAGAACATCTTCGCCGTTGACCAGATCGAAGGCGCATTCGAGAACGTCACCTTCGCGTAAGCGAGGGTCGTTCCAGTAAATAAACACTAGGAGTAACTTTAAAATGGCTAACACCCGTTCCTACCTAAACGATGGTCAGTTCTACATTGCCGACCAGACTGAAAACCTGCTTATCATCCCGAACACTTGGACCCTCGTCGAGAACATGGGCGTCTTCACAAGTGAAGGTGTGACTCAGAACACTGTCCAGTTCGAAGAGATCGAAACTCGCTACGGTCTGGTTAAGGATGCCATCCGTGGAACTCGTCACCAAGTTGCTAGCGACCAACGTCGTCAACTGCGTGCCTTCGCGATTCCGCACTTCAACCAAGACGACTACATCACTCCAGAAGACATTCAAGGCAAGCGCGCTTTCGGTGCTGACCGCGAAGAAACTCTGAACGAGGTTCGTGCTCGTAAGCTGGAAACCATCCGTCGCAACTGGGCTAACACCGCTGAAGTTGCTTCCGTTAGCGCTATCGTAACAGGTAAGAGCTACGCCCCAGCCGGAACCATCGAGTACGACTGGTACGACCTGATGGGTAAAACTCGTAAGGTTGTCGGCTTCGACCTGACCAACCCTACCGCTGACGTTATGGGCAAGACCGAAGAAATCTTCGTCCATATGCAAGACAACAGCCAAGACGGTCTGATCCGTGGTGACTTCGTTGCCCTGTGCTCTCCTGAGTTCTTCACTGCCCTGATTAACCATCCGAGCATCAAAGAGTTCTACAAAGCTTACCAAGCTAGTCCTCAATACTGGCGTGAACGTCTAACCGCTCGCGGTCTGGACCTTCGCTTCCGGGAGTTCTACTTCGGAAACATTCACTTCATCGAATACCGTGGCGTTGACCCGTACGGCAACCGTCTGATCCCGGCTGGCGATGCTTACTTCATCCCAACCGACAGCGGTGACCTGTTCGCTCGTTACTTCGGCCCGGGCAGCACTTTCGATGACCTAGGAACTCTGGGTAAAGAACTGTACGCCACCGAGCGTATGGCTGAAGACCGTCGTTCGATCCTGATCGAAACCGAGTCCAACTTCATCCACGTTCTACGTCGTCCACAGATGATCGTTCGCGGCACTGTGAATGCGTAAAGACTTCAGGGAGGCTTCGGCCTCCCTTTCGTCGTAGGAGGGTACCAAAATGGCTTACACTGGTGATCCAGCAAACAACCCTATCGACCGTCTACGAGAGATTGTAGGGGACGTGTGGGAGCCTCCGATGCTTTCCGACGAAACCTATCAATGGGTGTTGGACAAGAACGAAGGCAACGAAAGACGAGCCGCACTTGAACTTATGCGTATGATGCTCTTCCGCCTGACAAGGGGAATGAGAGAACGCACAGGTGATATCGAAGTATATGGTGCTGAGTATTTCAACAACTACTTGAAAGCTCTTCAGCTCATTCTCAAAGACCCGAATATTGCAATTTCTCTGGCCGTGCCATACGCTGGCGGTATCTCCAAATCGGATATGCTGGCTAATGACCTAGACCCCGACAACGTAACACGGGAATTCTACATCGGTTTTGCAAGACGGGAGAAGCTTTACAACCAGTGCAACCCCGGTCCTCAAGACCTTAGCATGGGGTGTGATTATCTTGGCAAGCTTCAGTTTTAAAACAGATCGCCGTCGCCTCACATCCTTGATTAAGAGGGTGGAGGCTCTAGACGGAACAACGGTAGAAGTTGGTTTCTTCCCCGAGGACCGATATGGTTCTGAAAATGGAAACCTACCAGTTGCACAAGTTGCAGCTTACAACGAATTCGGTACTACTCGCAACCCAACCCGGCCATTCATGGCTCCAACCTTTGAAGAATTCACATCTCAATTCCACTACGCAAGACTAATGAAGTCCACGTTCGAGAACGTCCTACGCGATGGAAGGCAGACGAATACTCTTCTGAAGAAATTGGGTAAAATGGTTGCAGAGCAGATGCAAGTTAACATTGACGACTATCCGGGCTCTAACAGTCCGGCATGGGCAGCTTACAAAGGATTTAACGATCCTCTATTCCATACTGGAAAGATGCTTGAGTCTGTCAAGTTCCAAATCCATCGGAGGCAATAATGCTCTATCCTACCTTCTCCATGACCAACTTTGTCAAGCTAGATTTGATTAGAAGAGGGCAGCCCGGAGACGACGGTTTTGGAAGACCTACCCCTCCAGTTGAGACAGTAGTAACAATCACAGCTAACGTTCAACCTATCGAAAAATCGACAGACACTCGTATCCTTCCAGAGGCCGACAGAAGCAAGGCTTGCTTCAAGGTGTACTCCAGAGGCGAAGAGATTCGCCAGTTAAAGGAAGGCCCGGGAGGGTGGAGTGCCGATAGATTCATGTGGGAAGGGGAGTTGTATGAAGTTATGAAAGTCATCAACTATTCGATGGGAATCCTAAACCATTACAAAGCAATTTGTATGAGAGTAGAGAGGAATAGCACAGCATGATCCACACAGAGCTAGAAAACTCCCTCTATCTTATGGTCAAAGAGTTGTTCCCCGACTGGCGTGTAATTCAAGCTTACACGAATAATCAGGAACCGCAAACCCCTTATCTGGCTATCGACATTAAGAGGCTGGATGAACTGGGAAGGGAAAATGTCTCCAATATGAGCGATCCCATTAGTCCTTCGCATGGAACTATTCAAGTTCAACAGGACTTCGCAGCCAAAGTCGTATTCGAACTGATTGGCAAGTATGGAGAGACAGCAAGTGTCTCTGACATGGCAATGGCGATTACTCGGGCAATGCGTACTCCAGCAGGACACGCCGCCCAAAGAAAGTTTAATCTATCCCTTTTCAAACTCCCTAGCACAAGACGAGTTCCTATGCTAAGAGAAACAGATATGTACATGTTCTATCAAGTTACATGTGAATTTGGATTCTCTGTGATAGAAACCACAACTCAAGAGTTTGCTGCTGGGGCTGATATTCACGGCGTTTATTACGACGCTGGTCGCCCGGGTCACATTATTGAGTCCCACATCGACATAAACTTCGAACACTAATAGGAGACAGGAATGACTGTTCTTACTGATGTAATTGACATTCAGATCAGCCGTGAGACTGCTGCTGTCGCACAGACAAACTTCAACGTTCCTCTGTTCATCGCTTCTCACACAAACTTCTCGGAACGTGCCAGAGTCTACAACAGCCTGAAAGGTGTCGCTGAAGACTTCGGAGAATCCGATCCAACATATCTTGCCGCTGTTCGCTACTTCGGTCAAGCTCTCAAGCCTCGCAGTCTAGTTATCGGACGCAGACAAGTTCCTTCTGCTACCGTCTCTGTCAGTGTTGTTCAGGAAGGACAAAGCTACGTCCTTACCGTTAACGGACTACCTGTCAGCTATGTTAGCCAGCAAGACGACACTGCCACCCTGATTGCAACTGGCCTAAAAGCTGCATATGATGTTACCCCTGTTGTTGGCGTTACCGTAACTGACAACGAAGACGGAACTCTGACTGTCGCTTCGAACGGAGACTGGAGCCTGAAGGTTTCTTCTAACCTGACTATGGCTGCTGCTCCTTCTACTGAAGGTTGGCCGGCTGCTATCACAGCAGTTCAAGGAGAAAACGACGAATGGTATGCTCTGAGCATTGACAGCCACGCCGATGATGATATCATGGCAGTAGCTACTCATATCGAGGGCACCAAGAAAGTGTTTATCGGGGCCACTGCTCAGGCTAACACCAAAACTTCCGCAGACAACGACATTGCTTCTCGTCTGGTTGCTGCCGGGTTCCAACGTACGGCTCTAATTTACCATCCAAACGCTGACGCTCAATTCCCTGAGTGTGCTTGGGTAGGGTACCAACTGCAAGAGCAACCGGGTAGCAACACATGGACCCATAAAGCTCTGGCCGCTGTAGACGCCTACCGTCTGACTCCAACCGAGTCTACCAACCTGAAGAACAAGAACGTTACCACGTTCGAGCGCGTTGGTGGTGTCAACCGTACATTCGGTGGCGCTATGGCCGGTGGTGAATGGATCGACGTAATGATTTTCGTGGACTGGCTGGAAGCCCGCATGACCGAGCGTCTGTGGTTCCGTATGGCTAACTCCAAGAAAATCCCTTACGACGCCGTTGGTGCAACAATTCTGGAATCGGAAATCAGAGCCCAGCTTAACGAAGGAATTCGTGTTGGTGGTCTGGCTGAAGCTCCGGCTCCTAAAGTCTTCGTACCTGATGTTCTATCCATGTCTCCGAACATGAGAGCACAGCGTATCTTTGAAGGCATTGAATTTGAAGCCCGTCTGGCCGGTGCCATTCACTTCGTTCACATTCGTGGAACTGTGACCGTCTAAGGACGGTCCTTCCCATAAGGAGATTACTAAATGGCTGTTCAACGTCTAGCGACATTCTCTCCGGCTGATGTTACCATTGTTATTACTCACCCTGCAACTGGTGAGAGCATGGTTCTCGGCGGATTCAGCGAAGACAGTATCGTTAACATTGAAAGAAACGCTGACACTTACGTGATGTATACCGGAGCCGACAACACATCGACTCGCGTCTACAACGCCTCTAAGTCTGCTACTCTAACTGTTAGCCTTCAACAAACTTCGCCTTCGAACGACTTCCTGACTGCTCTTTACAACTACGACGACGCCCGTCGTTCGTCTGAGGGATTGTTCACAATCCACGTTAAAGACAACTCTGGTCGTTCCGACTACTTCAGTGATGACGCCTATGTCGGTGTTGTTCCGGGTTCTAACTTCTCGAACAGCATGCAGACACGCGATTGGGTTATTCATGCACACAACCTGCAAACTCTAATCGGCGGTAACGCCAAGCTGAGCCCGGGTGATGCGGATACTCTTCGTAACCTAGGTGTCACACTAGACCAGCGCTGGCTGTAATATAGCGCTTATGCCACATCGACGGGGAGCTGCCTTAACGGGTGGCTCCCTTTGTTGTTTCTGGAGGATAGAAATTGATTACCACCTACTCGCCGCGTGACGTGGTTGTAACTCTCGCTGGTATCCATTCCGTGACAGGGTACGCAGAGGGAGAGTTTATCAGAATTGTAAAAGATATTAAGCCTTTCATCAAGCACGGTTCGATGGATGGTGAAATCGCAAGGGTCTACAACAAAGACCAAGGCTGGCGAGTAGAGTTGACAATCATGCAGTCCTCGCCGACCAATGATATCCTTTCGATGCTTTACAACGTGGACATTGCAACCCGAATGGGAAAATTCCCACTGATGATTAAGGACACGAAGGGTTCTACAAGCTTCCTAGCTCTGACAGCATGGGTGGAAGACCTACCTAGGGTATCTTTCTCTGGACAACTGGAGACCCGCACTTGGATTCTAGGGTGCTCTGAGGTCGCCATGAACATTGGCGGAAACGTCGATCAAAGTTTGGTCGAGCAAGCTATCCTGCTGGGAAGCTCTCTTCTGCCAGCCCTTACGCAATTCGGAGGCTTCTAATGGCTAACACGGTATTGACATATAGCCCGTCTGATGTTAAAATTGTCCTTTGTGGGTATGCTCTCACTGGTGTAGTTTCTTTCGAAATGTCTTGGCTTTCGAGACCCTACACAATGGTTCGAGGAATCAGAGGGCACCACACCCGGGTCTTCAATAGAGACCTTTCTGCGCAGATTAGAATCGAGGTTCTTCAGACTTCGGTGTCTAATGATGCATTCTTCTCGCTAGTAGAGCAAGACCGAAGAACACAATCCGCCCGAATCACCTTGTCTGTCAAGGATACCCACGGTAGCACCATGATGAGCACAGACAACGCTTATGTCAATGGCTACCCTAGCATAACATTCACCGATGGAATCGAGAACAGGGTCTGGACTATTGATGTTCTGGACTGGACCGATGGCACGGTAGGCGGAAACCAGCAAGTCGGCTTCGACGTGTTTGGAACTGTTCAAGGCGCTCTTAGCTACCTCAGATAAATAAGGAGTATTTATGTTCGGAAACCAACGTACTGTCATCCACAATGGGACAGAATACACTATCAACCTTCTGCCAGCAACTCGCGGTATCAGCGTACTGAAGCAGCTAACCAGCTTGCTGGGTCCATCCCTTGCCAAGTATCAAGCTGACCACGACTTCTCTGGAGCCATGAAAGAACTGTTCGATAACATCGACAAGGTTCCTGTTGAGAATTTGATCCAGAATCTGATGCTGACAGTTTTCAAAGGTTCGATGGCAATCAATTTCGACACCGAATTCGCTGGCAAGTATGACCTGCTGTACGCACTCACAAAAGACGTGATCGAGTTCAACTTCGGCTCGGTTTTTTCTCTAATCGGTTTCGCAGAGGCACCGACGGTATAAAGACCGGGGATGGGCAGTCCGAGACTTCAGTCACTACTGATCGAGTTCAGAGTGATCGGAGGGTTAGGGAGGCCCACCAGAAGTTCTCGCAGCATTGGGAGATTTATGTGGCTATCACTCACCCTCTCAAGCTAACGACGTATGGGGAACTGAGTACAGTCCTCACTACAGAAGATTTGTACAACATCCTTGAGGTTATAGACGTTCACGATACTATCACTCAAGTGGCAAAAGAACACGCAGAGGCTGATAAGAAATGATTACAGAAAGGATTGCCCAGCTAACTGGGGAACTTAAATTTACAGTCGATTCCCGGCCTCTCACTGCTTTTGACAAGAAGCTCGCTGGGGTCGAAGCCCGGCTAAGAGAATTCTCCAAGCTGACGAACAAGCGGTTTGGAGTTAAGCTAACTCTAGATACAAAAACTCTGAGAGAGGAGCTTGCCAAGGCAGCCACTCAAAGGGTAGTCTTGAAGAACATCGCGGTAGATGCTGCCGCTGTTCGTCTTATCTCTGAGAAGCTTCAAGAAAGACTGAATGCAACGCCGATCAGGTTGAAGTCTGTTAGGCTAGACCTTAGCGGTATCCGAGATCAGAAAAACTTCGTAAAGACGGCTCTCGGCCAGACCAAGGTCGATCTACCGGTTGAACTGGGCTTGGCTCAGGCTAGCCGTACGCTGTATGAATGGAAGAAGCGCACAGAGAGTCGTTTTAAAATTCATCTGAATGCAGACATTAGCCGCTCTAAATTGCTCCAGAATGCACGAAACACACTAAGGGATGTGCAGGGTAGGCTAAACGGTCTTGCTGTCGCTACGCCTCAAATTAGGCTGTCTGTAGACCGTGCCCATCTTCGTAGAGAGATTCAAGATGTTCTTGAGCAAATCAGACGCGAAGTGAGAATCCGCATTGACCTAGAGTCTTCCATCCGAGGAGGTGGTGCAGGTGGATCGAGAGGTACTGCCGGCCATATCCGTCAAGGTATGGGAATGGGGATTGGTAGCGAGCTAGCCGGGTGGGGACGCGGGTTTATTCCCGGCCTTGGTGGTGCGTTCGCTATTATGCAGCTTAACCGTGCTAACCAAGAACTGCAAGGTCAACGTCTGGCCATGCAAGCTGTCGGTGGTGGAGTACAGGGTGGTCAAGAGCTACAAGCCACCCTCCGCGATATCTCTCAGCGTCTCGGTCTTGACGATAGAGCAATAGGTAGCTCCTATGTTAAGATGATGGCTGCCGGACAAGCATCCAACTTCGACAAAACACAGGTTGATGGTATCTTCCAATCCATGGCTGAATATGGACGAGTGATGGGTCTGGACGGGGAGGCTATGAAAGGCTCCTTCCGTGCCGTAGAGCAGATGATGGGTAAAGGACAGATCATGTCCGAAGAATTGAAAGGTCAGTTGGCCGAAAGATTCCCCGCTGCTGTAGCTCTGATGGCTAAGTCTCAAGACATGACTATCGCAGAGCTAATGAAAACCATGGAGAAAGGGGAGCTTAAGAGTGATGCTCTGATCCCATTCGCCAGAACTCTAGCGGAAGAAGCTCGTAAAGGTGGCGCTCTGGACGCGGCTATGCAAGGTACAGCCGCTCAGCAGGGCCGATTCCAGTTCGGATGGAACCGCACTATCGAGGCCTTCGCGGCTGGAGGATTCGACCGAGGAATGAGCGACTTCTTCAAGATTGCTGCCCAAGGCATGAAAGAAGCGCTTCCTCTGGTAACTGCACTTGGTGGCGGGTTCGAAGCTCTTATGAGGCCTGTCAACGCTCTGGTCGGTATTGGAGGGGAGCTTGGTTCCCAGTGGGAGAACATTGCCAAGCAGTTCAACATGACCGGCACAGGGCTGACTCTTACCACGGCTCAAACCCTAGCCTTGCTGACCCCTATGGGCAGGTTGATCTCTGCTATTAGCTGGGGTGCGTTGGCACTGGAAGACTTCATTGTCTTCTTGGAAGGCGGTGATTCGGTGTTCGGGGACTTCTTGAACAACAACGTACAAGCTGCCGAGACATTCGAAAAGCTAGCCAGTGAATCCAGTGAACTGAAGAACAATCTCGACGGTATCTTCTCTGTTGTCCCGGGGCTAGCTGAAGCGCTCAAAGGTCTAGAGTTCAATGAAATGCTGGTCAGCACGATGAGAGAACTTGCTGCCATCATGGAGTTCTTCAACAGTGTTGTAGAGAGATTCGCAATAGCCGGCAAGTACAGGGACGCTAAGATTGCTGAAGCCGGAGGAGACAGAAGTACTATAATGTCGAACATCGACACGATGTACGCTATGTTCAATCCGGAAGATGCAAAAGACAAGGCCACCTTCATCGGTGACAGGCTAGTAGCTCAGAACATTGACGCGATCCAGACAGAGACTCATACCCGTGCAACCCAGTCCTTGACTCCAGACCAGTTTGGGTATATGATGCAACGTGGTCAAGTTAGAAACGAAATGGAGGGTGCCCTCAAGAAGAGTGCCATTGACATTAGTTTCAACCTCAATGTTTCTGGTATCGATGCTCAGGGTAACGTCATGACAACTGAAGCGCAAGAGCGAGTACGAGAGATCGTTAGTAACGTTCTTGAGGAAGAAATCTCCAGAGCTTCGGCAAGTTATAAGGAATCCCAATGACAATTGCTATCAAAAGAGAGAACGGAGACCTAATCTGGTTCGACGCTGTTACAGAGTTCGGAAGACAGTACCGTGGCTCTGTGAGTTCCAACCCAATCGAAACGGGAGGAAAAATCACAGACCACATTACTACAGAAAACCCAGTCTTCACTCTTACAGCCGTCGTATCAGACGCAGACTTCAACTTGAACAGGCCCGTTATCAACGACAACGAGGCCCAGACATACAAGATCAACAACAAAGAGTTCGTGAATACGCAGCCGGTCAGTGTGCCGGCTGTTATCACAACTTCCAGATTTGATCCGAGCCGAATCTTCCCGGAAGTTATTACTCAGTTTATTCCTCCTGAGATTCCTTCTGCAACTGTCCTCCCTCAAAAGGGTGATAAAGTCGCTTATGATATTGAGCGCCAACTGATCGACATGCAGCGTAATGCTGAGGTCTTCAGTTTGCTGGACTTCCGAGACGGTATCATCTGGGATCAAATCGAAAGATGCATCTTCACCGACTTGTCTTTCACTGAAAACGCCGAGACAGGTAGCAGCCTTCAACCTCGTATGACAATCGAGGCTGTGACATTCACAGATACTCGTTATGTCGAGGTGAGGGTTAACAAGGGTAGAAAGACCGCTAAGAAAGAAAAGAGAGACACCAAAGAAGGTGATACCGGGGCTAGCAATGCTACCAGCCAAGACTCTCCTACATTCAAGCGTAGTCAAATGAAAGAGGCTCAGATTAGAACTCAGGTTGCGAGGTAGACTAAATGAGCACGACTTATATCGACACACTTCCTCTCTACCAAGACCGGAAGTACAGATACGCAGTAGCTATCGAGGGAATCTCAAGAGTCCTTCAATTCTACTGGAATAGCCGCTCTCGGCAGTGGCACATGGATATATTCGACGAGGAACTTAACCCTATCCTGACAGGACTGGCGGTTGTTCCTCAGTATCCGATCATGGCAGACTACGCCATGCAACATATAGGTTTCAATGGCTACTTCCTACTGATGCCTGTCAACCTAGAACAGGTACAGTATAAGCACGATGCAAGTGACATTGTACCACAGTTTTTCGAACTGCTATACGTGAACGTTGACTTGGAGGATGACGTAGAGTGAAACAATATGACAGAGTGTATAAACTAACGCTCGGTAACACTGAATCCGGGCAAGGTGTAGAGATTACAAACCTCCACCCTGACGGAAGTTTGAACAGAGAGGGACTTCAGTTCCGGTTTGATATCTCTAAAAGTTCAGATAACAAGAAGAGCGGAAACTCGGCGACTGTTGAGATATACAATCTGTCTATTGCCACTCTGAACATTCTTGAAACTGAGTATCTGACGTGCCGACTAGAAGTTGGTTATAAGGAAATGGGAACTTCTGTTGTGCTTGATGGCAACGTGGTTGAAACTTCGACTAGAAAGAGTGGTAACGATTATGTCACTCAGCTTATTCTAGGTGAAGGATATACAGCACTAACAGAGACCAAGCTGAAGGGCACAGTATCTCCGGGCAAAACTGTAAAGGATGTTATCGAAGAAATTCGTCTTCAAATGCCGGGAGTGGACAGAGGAGCTTATACAGGCCTCAATTGCAACAACCCGATCATGTATGGATACCAACTACGTGGACTGGCTAAAGACGCACTAAACAGTGTGTGTGAAGCCAACAATATTGAATGGAACATCAGTGGAAACGTTCTAAACGTCACAGACGTTAACGGCCCAACAACGAAGAGTGTTCAAATGGCTCCTCTCGTAAACAGAGAGACCGGCCTGATTGATATCCCATTCTACGCCAGTGCCAGCGGAACAGCACAGAAGAAAGACCAGCGGAGACGGAGGGGCGTTCAATTCAAATGCCTTCTCAACCCTGAGCTAACTCCCGGGGTTCTTGTCCGGGTAGAGTCGGACAGATTGTCAGGCACTTTCAGAATCAACAACGTCCGAATCTCGGGCGGATACAGAGACAACGAATGGTACACTGAATGCTGGTGTTCCGATCTTAACCAAGAGGATATTGACCAATGAGGAGAACAGGCCTACAAGAGCTTCTGAACCTGCACTCGTCCACAGAGGGTTCGAAGCAGTACACTGCCATACCTTGTGTGGTATTGCGCGTTCTGGACGATTTTAGACGCCTATCTGTCGATGTTAGACCAGTGGTCAACGACCTGTACAAAGACGGCACATCGGAAGAGCAACCAGAGATTCTATCTGTCCCTGTCATTATGCCGGGAACAGCTAACACACTTATCAGCTTCCCATTGAATGTTGGGGATACGGTGTTGTGTGTATTCTCTCAAAGAACTATGGACGTGTTTAAAGGTTCCGCCACCGGACAGCCACACACTCCAAACGATCTTCGTAAGTTCAACATGGCAGACGCCATTGCCATTCCCGGGCTGTTCACCTTCCCTAGATCGATGAACGACCCTGCAAGACATAGTTGGCCGCACGACACCAAAGACCTCACTATTGCCCACAACCTGATGACTGGACAAGAGGCCGAGGTTAGGATCAAAGCTAATGGAGACATTCTAATCAACAGCCGTAAGACTATAAGCATTAATGCCCAAAATGTCAACGTAAAGTGCGCTTCCCTCACTGTTGATGCAGCCCATACAACATGGAACGGGAACATTGCACATACAGGTAACTACGTGCAGACTGGTGGAACCTCTACATTCAACGGTATTCCATTCCATACCCACAAACACGGTGGTGTTATGCCGGGCGGTGGTGTTACTGCTGTCCCACAAGCTTAAAGGAGATCATATGGACTTGTTTGTCAACCCCGACACACATGACTTGGTTTTTATAAATGGTGAAGCTCCAGTCACTCAACGAATGGTTGATATTGTCGCTCAGCGACTAAAGATCAAACTGTACACATTCTTAGGTGAGTGGTTCTTGGATGATCGGATCGGCATCCCCTACTTCGAGAGGATTCTTGGTAAATCTAGGAGCCTTCCCGCTGTTGACGCGATATTCCAATCTGAGATTATGAGAGACCCCGGCGTCCTTGAGATTACATCTTGGCAGTCAGGGATCGACCCTCACACCCGTGAATACTCCATGGAGTTCACAGTCAGAACCACAGATAATACAGAATCCCTTCCCATCACTTTCAGAATGATAGGAGTTTAATATGGCTGGAATTACAGCAGAAGGTCTAACGATTAAAGACTTGGACCAAATCCTGACAGACTACAGAAACGTAGCCTCTCAGGTCTTCGCCGACCTAGTTTCAACTGGAGACGAAGTTGACACGTCTGGTAACTCTGCTCTAGGCCGTCTGATCGGCGTAGTTGCTCCATCGGACGAAGCTATCTGGGAAGTTATCCAGATGGTGTATAACTCCTTCAACCCGGCAGCCGCAACTGGCGTGGCTCTGGATAACCTAGTATCCTTCTCGGCAATTAGCCGGCATGCTGCACGTCCGACCCGGGCTCAGGTTGTTCTAGAGGGCAACATCGACACCGTTATTAACTCGCCTCCCGCGAAGATGATTTCCAGCAGTACAGGCCGAGTGTTCCACCTGCTACAAGGCGTGATCCTCACTCCTAAAGCTTGCTCTGGTGTTGGAATCTTCCCTCAGACAGTAGGCAACGACCTGACGTACGAGCTTAAGATGTACGTTGATGACATTAACACAACGTCTATCAAGTACACAAGTCCTGCCACTGGCACAGTAACATCCGAGTCCATCCTAGCAGGACTGGCCGCCGACGTAGCTACAAATCACGGAAATACCTTGACAAGCTACGAACAGAATGGTATACTTTTCATAGTACCTATTGACCCATTTAACACCAAGACTTTCGAAGAAGCCTCCAACCTGAGTATTCAGAAGGTTAGAAAGCTTGGTATCGCTGTTGACGACGTTATTGGCCCTGTGCCTCAGCAAGCTCTAGCTATCGATACGATCTCCATTCCTATTGCCGGATGGGACAGCGTTATCAACCCTGTTCCAGCTATCACTGGCCGTCTGCGTGAGACCGACGATGAGCTTCGCGAGAGATTCCGAAACTCTAAATTCGTACAAGCCACCAACATTCTGGAGTCCCTAATCGACGGGCTGATGAACGTAGAAGGAGTCGAGGATGTTAGGATTATCGAAAACGATACAGACAACCCAGACCCAGTTCATGGAGTCCCGGGTCACTCGTTCCTTCCAATCGTTCTTGGCGGTATTCCTACAGAGGTTGCACAGTCTATTTGGCTGAACAAGCCATTCGGGATTGGCTCTGTTGGAGATACAGAGGTTCAGGTGGTAGACAGTCTGGGATATACCCATAGAGTCAACTACCAGCGCCCTGTCGAGGTTCCAATCGAGATCAAGATCAGTGTAACAAACACAGGATCGATGCCAGAGAACATTGAAGATATCCTACGGCCAAGGATTGTAGCGTACGGGACCGAGAATTACAAGATCGGAGACGATGTAATTTATTCTCGATTCTATGCTCCAATCATGGAAATCCCGGGCTTCCAAGTGAACAGCCTGACGATTGCCAAGAAAGGACAAACTCAAGGCATGGCGAACATTGAAATCGGGTTCAAAGAAGTGGCTACATTCGCCGCAGCAGATATCACCGTAACTACGGTGTAATGATAGAAGGAGAATTCCATGGCTGTCAACCAATTTGACAGAGAAGATTATCTGGAGGTGGCCCGGGAACGGGTCACTGAACAGTTTAAAGAGAAGCCGATCTTTGATCGCTTCCTGCAAGTGCTATTGTCTGGTAAGTTTGATATCCAGAATGCACTGGAAGACCTCCAGACTCTCCGGTCTCTGGACACAGCCACCGGGAAGCAACTGGACATTATCGGAGACATTGTAGGGCGACCACGCGGTCTAGTTTACCAAGATATTTTCAACTATTTTGGATTCGCTGGAACGGAGCGTGCAGGTTCTTTCGGAAGCCTGTCGGACCCTACGGTCGGTGCTCCATGGTACTCGGTCGGTGCTCCAACTGGTAACGCCAGAGAGCCGAGCGATGAAGAGTATCGGATGATCCTGAAAGCAAAGATCATCAAGAACAGAACAAACTCAACCCCAGAGCAAGTTATCGAAGCTTATAAATTTGTATTCGGGGTTCCTGAAGTATTCCTAGAGGAGTACGCTCCCGCTGCTGTCCGTGTCGGCATCGGTAAGATTCTAACGAACGTAGAGCGTAGTCTTCTATTCGACCTAGGTGGTGCAGGTGCATTGCTTCCTAAGACTATCGGGGTTAACTACACATACACTGAGTTCCAAGCTGGCCGGGTATTTGCTACAGAAGGCTTCCCCGGAGGACAAGGCGTTGGAGACCTAAACGATCCCACTGTTGGTGGAATTCTGACCAACCTAGTGACATAAGGAGTTATAAATGGCTGATTACAGTCAACTACCTATTGAAAATATTTGGTCCACAGGCGGGGATATGGTAGCCCCGACCCCTGCGCAGCAGCAAGGCGGATGGGGTATTCAGTCGGTTCCTCGCCAATGGTGGAACTGGAAGTGGAACCTTCACGATACTAACCTAGCGTATTTGCTACAGAAGGGCATCCCAGAGTGGACTAGTACACAAGAGTACATTGCTAACAAATCGTTCTGCACTAGAGGTGGATTTGTTTACAAGGCTGTTCGTACGCATACAGGAAGCGACCCTGCACAAGTTAGTGCCAACTGGGTTCGAGCTTTTGCAGATTACACCACAGCTAGTTCAGCACTAGGGGGCCTGACTCCAAGGGAAGGAGGTATTCCTTTCTTCATTAGCGCTACAGGGGCTAGCGTGTTTGACTCTACGGCCTATGGTCGCGGAATGTTGAATGTAGCTAATGCCTCCGCAGCTAGAAGCTACATTTCGGCTCAAGAAAGCTCTGTTGTACTGTCCAACCTGTCCACTGTGACTAGGGCTGCCAACACGGTTCCGTACTTCAACACGGATACCTCCATGGCTACCTTCAACATCACAGCGTTCGGAAGAGGACTTGTCAACGCGGCTAATGCTGAAAACGCAAGAAATTTCCTAGGACTAGCTAACTCTGCTATCATTACGGCAGACCCAGCTAACAGGGCACATACTCTGGTCTATAGAGATGCTGCTGGCAACTTCAACGCTGGCGTAATCACTGCTACCCTGTCTGGAAACGCAACTACAGCTAACAAGCTTAGAACCCCAGTTACAATCAACGGTGTGGCGTTTGACGGAAGCCAAAACATTGTTCTTCCGGGCCTAGATACAAGTTATGCGGGAACGGTTGCACGTCTTCACATCAACGGAGCGAACCTTTCGAGTGCAGATAAGACTACTCAGCTAGCACTGAGGAACAAATCTGACAACGACTGGATTAGCCTTGCTGTAGTGGATGACAACACTCTCCAGTTTGTATTCAGAAGCGCTACAAACCCAGTTGTCCAGATTGGCAACGAAGTTATCCTTCACACAGGAAACCAGTTCTCTCTGGGCCCGACTCTTACAGACGCTAGGTCTCGTCTGGGTCTCGACAGACTCACTCAAGGTAGCTCTGATACTCAAGTCTTCCCCAGCACCTTGAACAATGGCCCCTACTTGACCGTACAACCTACGGCTATCGGAGGATTCAACGGTAGCACTAACGGATGGCTGTTCCGATTCGACGCTAATGGTAACATGACTCATGGTACAGTTCCTGCCGCTAGAATCACTGGTCTGTCCAACTCGGCTCAGATTCCAGCCACAACTACGGCGCAGGCTAACTCTCTTGTTCAGAGAGACGCAGACGGAGGATTCAGCGCTATTGCGATTAATGCGTATGGCACTATCGTCGGGTACGGCTCTAACATCTTCAGTAGAGCATCGGGCACTGGCAATGCCCACATTGGGTTCCAGAGAGCGAACGGAACAGAACTCGGTCTTATCTGGGGAGCCCAATCTAACAACTCGATGAACTTCCGAGTTGCTGGCGGAGCCACCGCAGTGTCGATTACCGGTCTGGACATGACTGTTACTGGAAGAGTCAATGCTACCACACTAAACGCCTCTGGAAACGTGAATGCGACAGGCAGCGTTAACGTCGGGAGCGCTACGCTCAATACAGCAGGGAATATCACAGGAGCCGCTTACGGAGCCTATGGTTCTCTGACCAACTGGGTTGATTCGGTATATGCCAAGAAGGGAGAGATTCCTAACGATATCGCTAGAGCAGGCGCAGCTTGGGACGCAGTTGGACAGTACATCCTAGCTGGCGATCAATCTGGAGGGTCTGGTGGACCGGGGACAACTAGAGCTGGAAGCCAGTTGAAGCCTTATTCGACTATTAGCTACACAGCAGGGGCACTACCAGCAGCAGGCACTTACAGATGTATGGGAGCGTTTGCAGGTGGTGGTAACCAGATTACCCTGTGGCAGAGAATTTCTTAATAGAGGGCTTCGGCCCTCCTTTTAGAGGAGATTATAGTGGAATTCAGAAATGTTGTAAAATACAAAATGGGGTTCGAATGCGAGGTAAATCATCCTCAGTGGGGATGGATTCCGTTCTACGCTTGCGATTACGACGATAGAGCCAAACTGGTATATGACGCCATCTCCCGTGCTGTCGATAACGGAGAAATCCCCGAACCAAAGGACGTTACAGATAGAGACCTCGTTGTAGATGCACGTCTGTGGAGAGATAATGAGCTAACCCGGGCTGATCGTCAAGTAGAAATTGCTATCGACGATGAAGACGAAGTAAAAGAGAAGGCTTGGCGTAAGTACCGCTCTGCACTACGTAAGTGGCCTGAGCATAAAAACTTCCCAGCCGAGAAGAGTAAACCCAAAGCTCCGAAGGAGTGAGGTAAGATAATATGCCAAACATTATGAAGCCTACGGGAATCAACGCTATCTGGTCTGAAAATGGCCAGAAGGTTGACCCGGGTGCTGTGAAAGTAGGGCTAGGCTGGGTTACGGAACTTCCTCCGTACCAGACTGCAAACTTCATTGAATATAAACAAGACCTGTTTAACGCTCACGTCAACCAACATGGTATCCCTGAATGGGATAGCGTGACAGAGTATCAGGGTAACCTGAGCTACACTCAAGGCGCTAACGGGATCATCTATAAGTGCCTTAGAACCCATTCCGACAAGATTCCAACTGACCCTCTGAACATTACAGCCGGATATTGGCGGGTGGCGTTCGAGGATGCAGGGGAGGCGGCCAAGGTTCAAGCTAACCTTGATCGGCACGTGACAAACTACAACACCCTCTCTGGGATTGGTAACGTAGTTATTGCAAGACAGAACCTGAGTGTGTATAGTAAGGCCGAAGGCGATGCACGTTATGCCATGCGGCACGGCAACGGGTCTAACGTCTTCAGCGTCGCTCCCGCAACACAGCCAACTCACGCGATCCCGCTGAGCCAGCTATCGACTCTCGTTCCTCCTGCGACCGAGACTGTAGCCGGGGTTATGGCAGTTGCTACGACTATCGAGACAGAAGCTGGAGCCAATGATACCAAGGCTGTGAGTCCGCTCAAGGCCGCACAGGTGTATCTGAAGAAGAAAGACAACCTTTCCGGTCTGTCTAACGTCACTGCCGCAAGAGCTAATCTAGGACTGTCGGATACAGCGACTATGCCTTCTTCTACATTCCTGAAGGCAGGTAGCAATCTGGCAGATGTGCCTAACAAGGCGCTGGCAAGATCGAATCTTGGAATTACAAGTAGTGCTACCCAGCCGGAAACCTATTTCTTGAGGAGCGCTCAGAACCTAGCAGATGTACCTAACAAGGCACAAGCTAGAGTCAACCTAGGCCTCACTGGGATGGCTACAACAGACCCTGCGGCGGTTATGATGAAGGCAGACAACCTTGCTGGATTGGCTAACACTGCTACCGCTCGGTCCAACCTAGGGCTAGGCACAGCTTCTACTAGAAATACAGGAGACTTCCTGTCGTCTGGGGATAACCTGTCCGACCTCACGAATGTCCAAGCAGCTAGAAACAACCTAGGGTTGAAGGGAGCGGCTACGCTCGATGTATGGGGTCTTCCTGCGAATACAACTGCCATGGACTTCCAGTCCAGTCAGTCGGATATTTCCAGAGGATGGGCTCGACTACCAAACGGCCTTCTGCTACAATGGGGAACTGGTCCCGGTCTGTCTGATGACACAAGGACGAATATTCAACTCCCTGTTCCTGCCCGCATCTTGAACGTGCAAGTGACTGTAATGGGGACGTTTAACAACTCCATCGGCCCGGGCGCTTTCATGACGGATATGTGGAGTAACACGGGGTTCAGAGTTAGCTGCAACTGGGGTAACTGGTCTTATCCGTTCAACTGGTTTGCTATCACTTCAACCCTGTAATTCAGGAGTATTAAAAATGGCTCTAACTGAGCAAGACTTCCAATCGGCTGCCGATGATCTCGGAGTCGATGTTGCCAGTGTAAAGGCCGTCACTAAAGTAGAGAGTCGTGGGAGCGGCTTTCTACTTTCTGGCGTCCCTAAGATTCTATTCGAAAGGCACTGGATGTTCAAGCTTCTCAAAAGGAAGCTAGGTCGTGACCCTGAAATAAACGACGTTTGCAACCCTAAAGCTGGAGGATACCTCGGCGGACAAGCGGAGCACGAACGTCTAGATAAAGCAGTCAAAATGGATAGAGACTGCGCACTTCAAAGTGCCTCTTGGGGCCTATTCCAGATTATGGGATTCCATTGGGAGGCACTAGGTTATGCGAGTGTTCAGGCATTTGTCAATGCCCAGTACGCCAGCGAAGGATCGCAACTAAACACTTTTGTACGCTTCATCAAGATCAATCCTGCAATCCACAAAGCTCTGAAATCCAAGAACTGGGCGGAATTTGCCCGGAGGTATAACGGGCCTGATTACAAGAAAAATAATTATGATGTTAAGCTAGCAGAAGCCTACAAATCCTTCAAGTAAATCTAGGAAGGTTCCTAATGAAGAAGCTATTGAAAAGCTGGAAGTTCTGGGCTGCTGTAGGCTCTGCAACTTTTATGGCTCTGGAGGCCATGGTTCATCTTTGGGAGCCTATCCTTCCTCCCGGCGTATTCGCCGCAGTGGCCACACTGGTAGCTGTCGGTGTAAGAATTTCGGCAGTGTTCGTAACTGCTGGTAAAGTGGAGGAAGCGATTTCGGAAACCATAGAAGATGGCTCAATAGAAAATGATACTAACTAAACTCAAAAACTACGCCCTCGTAGTAGCTGCCGCAATGGCAGCAGGGTTTGGATATCTGTCGTTCTCTTTGTACGGCGACTTAGCTGTTGCGAAGAATGATATCCAATCTCTTCAAGCTGCGTCTCGACAGATGGAAGAGCAGTTCCAGAAAGAGCGAGCAGGGTGTGAGATCACCACTGGGAGACTAGAGGCACATATAGCCCAAATGAAGAGCCGACAGGAGCTTCTACAAGGCCACCTGTGTGAGCTTGAGTCTCTACCCAACCCAACCCCAAGGGAGACCCAAGAAAATGCCACAGAGACGATCTCTGAGCCTTCTACTGGGGATAGTCTGGACCCTGCTCTTACAAGCTTGCTCGACAGAGCTTTCTGTTCCGCAGTACCAAACGATCCTTATTGTGCCCCCGGCAAGCCTGACCGAGGAGGTTAAGGTATACCGAGTGGAGCAAGATACAGTTAAGGGGCTCGCTAGAGCTTACATTCTAAATACTAACAGTGCTGCCATGTGCAATAGTCAACTACAGACAATAAAGCTATGGGCAGAAGAGCAGAGGGCTCTATATGGAAAGTAAAGACGGCAAAGAAGGCCTAATCAAGGTAGCTACACAGGGAGTTATCTCTCTGCTAATTGCTATCCTAATGGCTTGGTCTGGATTCCTAAGTTCCAGTCTTTCTAAGCAGGAAGAACGTATCTTTGCGATGCAAAGAGATATGGTATCCGAGGCAAAACTTAACGCACTAGAGTCGAGATTCAATAGCCGACTTGAAAGTGAAATTAGTAACGTAAGAAGAGAACAACAAGAAACCAACCGGTATTTGATTTTGATTATGAATGCCGTCAAGGGTCGGGATACAGAAACTCAATAACTATAACCCGTTAACCCACACTGGGAGACAATATAATGACAAGGAAACAAGACTGGCCGCTAGTTTCAGCAGTCGGGGCTTTGTTTATCTCCCTCCTTGTCTGTATGGCTATTCTGGCTTTCACAGCGATGACTCCCGAGGCTCGGTTTGACTCTGTACGCCAGACCTACGAGATTCGAATTAGCGAATCTGAGCGGCGGTATGAACTCAAACTGAACAGACTACAGGATCAGATAAACTCGGCCTCGTACACACAGGATCGGCAATCCCGTTTGCAATATGAAGAACTCGACTCGCTTAAAAGGAAGATTAGCGAACTTGAGCGGAGAATAAAAGAAAAACAAGAATAATTAAGCCCCGGGAGCGAAAGCTTACCGGGGCTCTTTGTTATGGGTTTTCAGCGAACAACTTGATAAACTTCATCGAACAGGTCATCAAGCTTCTGGATAACCTTCTTAGCCAGCTTCTTGCGAACTTTGTTAGCCTCTGGGCCGGAATGGAGTAGCTTAATATCGGACGCGTTGCCCCAGTCCATCGCCCCGTTGTCGAACAGCACTTTAACATTCAGATGCATCGAGCCCTCGTCAATATCGACAACTACGCCGGTCATCCGAGCGTTGGTCTTTTCGAAGGTCGGCCTCGGAATGTCTATGTCCAGACTGCCAACCATAACAACCTGCCCTTTCTTAACGTCAAATAATTCCATTTAAAACCTCCTTAATCTAACTTCATTAGTGTGTTGAACTGATGCCTCAGAGACTTAAAAGCCTGTGGCCCATCGTCTTCCGCTCCTTCATGAATGTGGTGAGCGATAAGGTGTATCAGTCCTCTGTCTCCCAGCAAAATAGAGCTAGGAATCTCTTTTATCCAAGCTACAAAACAGCAGAAGTGCAATACCTCTGGCATAGAAGCCTTGAAGCTGGAATCGTCCAGCTTCGACAGGCGGTTATACGTGGCTTTGAGATCGGGATAACTCAATTCATACGTTGCATAGTCGTCGATGTGCTCATCACCACTCACCATATATTGCAAGCTCATTCTACACCTTCTTGCCGCCTTCTGCAAGGCGAGCTTCCCGCTTGTGGTCTGCACGGGTCATGTTGTACTCGATCTTCTCGATCATAGCCCCTGCAACATCCAGACCCCGTACATTCGCATAGTCCATGATGCGAATGATAGCATCGGCCAGTTCCACCTCTTCCATCTTCCGCTCTGGCAAGTGATCGTCCATCAAATCCTTACGGACGCCTTCAGCAGCTTCCGCAATTTCAGTGGTAACGAGCATCAGCATGTGCAGAGCATCACGTTTAATCGGCTCGCCTGTGACCAGATCGGTGTTCCACTTGCGGTTAACAACCTCAAGACCAGTCATCATTTTGTTAAAACCGCTAACAAACTCGAAGACGGACTCTCGTTCGAATAGTTCACCGAACGTCGGCTCTTGATCTTCAACAATTGCAGTGTGGAAAGGCCATTCCATCCAAGCGTCGTGGAATTTTTTGATAAGCTCTTGTTCGTCAATGTATGAGAAGAAATCTTCATATCCATCAATCGCATTAACAACTTCAGCTCCCCCTTCCCAATTGCGCTTATCAATAAGTCTCTGGTCGATTCGCAGGGAAGTGCTGCCAACTTCTTCCCATGATCTCCAGCCTGCATGACCGGCACCAAAGTATAACAGGAGTGGCAGATTGTCCTGAGCGGATAGTTCCTGAGTCTCCATGGCTACAACAAACGCTGGTACTTTTTCTCCACTTACGCCATTGGCCAAGACGAAAGAACCCAAGTGGGTGGTCTCTCGGCTAGCTGGGCGATGAGCTTCCTCGATATGATCTTTAACTCTACTCATTAACTTTACCCTCCTCGCAGAACATTTCAAAATAACAATCGACACAAGTTAGCATGCCGTCGTCGCTTACAACCTCCTCGGGAGGGAAGTTGTTCCCGCAACATTCGCACACAACTCGATCAACCTCCCCGCATCCCCAGTAAGCCATATTTACTCCTCCTTCAGAAGATACTCATTGCTAATAACTTTGAAGCTGAAGTCTCGGCTCATGCTTTTGAAAACCAAGCCTTCCCGGTACTTACCGTTCAACGCAGACTCTCCGCTAGCCATTTCAATTACATCTTGCATGTCTTTTGGAACGCCTACGCCCCACATGTACACCGGCACATGTTTAACATCCTCTTCGCCGTCATCAGCTAGCGCGTTCAGGATTCCCAGAGTGGCCAGTCGCTCTTCTGGAAGATAGTAACGACTCTCCGAAATGTTGTAGATATCGTACACATAGTATTCCGGTTTGTCAACTCCCTCGAAGTTGCCTTGAATATTCGGTGCAACCAGTTCACCCTGAAGGGCGATATTTAGACCAAACTCCCGGAGACGTTCACCAAGATTAAGCTCTTCTGCCATCGCAGTGAAGTGATTGGAGTCTTTCTTAATCACACGCTTCCAGCCACGACCCTTAAAGAAGTTCTTGACAGCCGTGAAGAACCCGATCTTCTCGTCTTCTAGACGGAAACCGACATTTCGAGACGCCACGCCTACTTCTCCGTCCTTGTGCCAGATAGTGAGAGACGAACCGTCCAATTTGAATGTCACTTCAAACTTCTCGTCCTTCTGATGAGCCTGATCGTAAGCCATCTGAATATTCTGTACGCGAGCCTGATCCGTCTTCGGGATGAAGTTGGGGAACCCTAGCTTGGAAGTGCCAGTCCGGCTGCCCTTGTTGCCTCCGTTGATAGCTACCTGTTCGGAAGGCTTTATATACTTCAGGATGCCCATTCGATCGGTAACATCTTCGTCTACTTTCGGCTCTGGACTGCCCGCTGCATGAACAGGTACGATCAGTCCTTGGCTAAGCTCTTTGCGAAGCTTCATGGTCTTGATTCGAGAATACTCTTTTCCACCTTGTTCGACCATATTACGGCCACGCAGGAATTCAAAGATAGGGTTGTCTACAGGGACCACGGAGTCCACTTCAATGTAGATTGCCAGATCGCCAGCCTTATACTCCCCGCGTTTGATTACGCACTGCCAACCTCCAACAAGCGCCAGATCGAGGCTGTCAGCGTTAGGATGGGTCTTCACATCATCGATACGAACTACTCGGGCAAGTACGCGGTCTTGGGAATTACTCATATGTTATCCTCCTTGTTTGAAAATTGGTATATTACTTGTTAAACCAACCGAGGTCAATAGCTCGCTCTAAGGCCAGTAGCAGATTTTCAGCATCTAGAAGGTCACGGATCGCGATCCAACTGCCGCTGTCTCCCGGTAGACCATCTGTGATATATACAGGTATGTCGCTGTACTCGCTCTTTTTAAGCCCGCAGGCACAGGCTACATTGTCTCCGAAGACAATCTCGCTGACTTCCCTTGCCTCGTCTCGAATATCGATCTTCACGGTGTTTTCCTCCTGTTGTGTTGAAAGTCGTTGTATTCTGCACAGATTCCTCTGCTGTGTCAATAGCCTTGACAAGAAAACAATCCGTGGTAAAGTGGGTGACCTGCTGGAGAGAAATGTCCACGTCACTCACCGGCCAGCAGTATAGCGTATGAAGAGGAAAGCTGCAAGCGCAACCTGAGTCGAATCTGAGAACAGGGCAGCGACGACCCGAAAGGGGAAAGCTCAGAGCCTATAAGGAACCCATGTTCCCCGCTCACCGACTCATCTGCATATATGTATATCTGCATGAGAGCGAGAGGCAGACCAGAGGCATGTCTTAGGCGGAGAATCCGTATGGCAAGCCTTGGGACAGGTCTGCCTCCACTACCGATCTATCTGCATACAAGAGCTTGACAGTATCCTGTAAACCGTGTAGAGTAATCTCAAATCAACCGCAGAGGAGTGTATAAATGAAGCATGTTATTCACCGTGAAGACCTTATCGACCTACTACGTGATCGTATGAAGCTTGAAGCTCTAGAAGCTGGCGGGGTGGACAACTGGGACTGGTATGAGGCCTCGCTAATCGACTGCGGATACTTCGATGACGATGGCCGGGAGCTAGAGGTCGAAGCTCTTGCAGATTGCTTCCCAACCGTAGGTGCGTGACCGTGGAGGAGTCGAAAGCTACCTTCAAAGACCCTTACCCTAGGTTCTTCGACGCTTCTCGTAGGTATGGCGAAACCAACGACTGCATGGTGGTGAGCTTTGCAGTCGTATGGAACACCACCTATGAAAAGGCACACCAGCACCTGAAAGTGAAGTGCAAGCGCGGTTACCGGCAAGGGGCTACTCAGAAGCGCTTCAGCTACGCAGACACTTGGTGCCCTAAGACCCGGATGCTCTACCGGGAGGATGCTAAGGATAAGACTCTTAGGCAGTTTGCTGAGGAAAACCCTGAAGGTCGGTTCTGGATCGCGGTAAAGGGGCATGCTGTTGCAATCGTCGACGGAGTGTTGTACGATCACACTAATGACAAGAGACGTACCATCTGGCACTGCTGGCAAGTGTGGCCGGGGGAGGCACCTGAGAAAATCGAGAGGAAGCCTGATCCAATCTCACCTCCTGTGAGAAAGGCCCCGGACTGGTATGTCTAAACACAAACATCTGAAGTACAAAGAGGAGGATTTATGGAAATTATTTCGAGAGGGACGCTCCCTCAAGAGGCTTTGTTTACTGCTAAGTGTCACCATTGCCTAAGCATTCTCCGAGCTAAGAGATCGGAACTTGAGTATGTTTCGTTCTCATTCTGTCGGCCCGGGGAGACTGGGTATTATTTCGCAGAGTGCCCTGTCTGTCACGAAGAGGTGTCTGCTTGGGTTGCGGCTCCTGTCATTCCTGTGGCACCGGCCACCACGGAGTATATCACAAAGGAGCGTAAATAATATGGACCAGTTAGCAGGATTCATGGGCGAACCTTTCGTAATTGCGTTCGACTACGACGAGACGATCAGTCTATACCCTTTGGCCTTCCGAGTCGTCATGGATACCTTCAGGGGCTTTGGAGGAGCTTTCAATGTGATCGTAGTCACTGCACGTCACCCTGACAACAGCGGAGAGCTAGAGTGGCTACGGGATTACGGGTTCCCGATCTATTTCACGGCACAGAAGGCAAAGCGACCATTCATGGAAAATCTTGGAATAAAAGTCTCTGTATGGGTTGACGACAACCCGTTCAGCGTGGATAATGACCTTCCTCCGTGGACAGCGGAGCAATACGACGCCTACCTTGAGGCAAAGAAGCAACGAGCTATCAACAGAGGGAGTAAAGCATGAGCGAGATTATTAAGGTTGAAGTGGGAGATCGGGTGGTCCTTAAGGCCTATTGCGATACATACACTGGATGTGCAAAGCGATGGGCGCAGGCGCATGGTCGTTTGCATGAACTGCTAGCTACGGGGTTTGTAGAAGACAGTTGGGTCCACACCGACGAACTGGCCGGAGGCTTGAAAGGCACCGTTGTGATGACTGAACTGGGACTGAAGGAAGAGTGCTGTGCAGTACGTCTAGACGCCTACACTGACCACAGGGCTGTTGTAGTTGTTGACGCTTCTGATCTTTACATCGCATGTAAGGCAGCAAAAGCTCCCGTAAGCACCCTAGACGAGGCCTTCGGTTGTGACCACGACTACCTTATGGAATCTCCGGCTAACGCTCAGCGACTGAATGAGTCCGTCGAGCAGCTACGAACTGGCCAAGTCGTAGAAGTGGACGTGCCTGTGAGTGTAAAGCAAGACGAAACTCCACCTGTCGTAGTGCATGTAGTAGAGAAGATTTACGATAGGAAAGGTAACGTACACCTCATTCTACAGTATGAGGTAGCAGGGGCGCTAATCAGGACGGTGGTGGAACAGGGAGAACTCATTTACTTCTTGGATGAAATGCAAGGTATGTACTTGACCAAGATTCAACTGGAGGTGAACAATGGAGTTGTATGACCAGTGGCGTAAGTATATGAGCGTTGTAATCTTAGAAGAAGAAGATAATGAGCGTCAGTGCATGCGGCTTATTGAGGCAGTTGGCGAACTCGACCCCTATATCCAAGATTTCCTAGATTCTTTCTCTATTAAAACTGAAGGAGGTGTGTAAGCATGAGTCAGAGTAAGCGTGATGAGATTGTAGTTGAAGCACGTGGGCTAGAGAGCTACTTCATTTCCCACTGGAACGGCTGGGATGTGATGGACACTGCTTGTCTCGGATTTTATATCAAACCTGAGTATGTTCTTGACCCGGATATTCGAGAGCTTGAGCCTAGCTTCTTGGAGCTTGATTTCGAGCGTTGCCGTTTCCGATTCTGGGGAAATGAAGACGAAGGCATGGACGGCAAACTCATGGAGGGCAAGTTGCAGATTATGACCAACTCCTTCGAGTACGTCTTCTTCAAGGAGGTTTGAGTGGCTAGACAGACTTACGAGTCTGCATCAGATAGGGCGGTCGAGGAGGCCGTCCGTTCTGAGCTTGAAGGGCGGTGGAAGTGTTCTCTTCATAAGCTACCTAGAGCCCACTATATGGATTGGGCAGCCTGCCGGAATGGAAAGGTTGTTAGCTTTGTGGAGCTTAAGGCTCGGAATAATGAAATGCAGAAATATCCCGACTTCTTTGTGTCCCAGATGAAGTGGCTCCATGGGATCGAAATGCAAAGGGTGTTTGACATTCCCGCATTCCTTGTGGTAAAGTGGACGGACTATACAGGATATGTCAAAATGACAGCCAATGGCGTCAACTACATGAGCATGGGTGGCAGGATTGACCGTGGAGACTGGCAAGACCAAGAAGTTATGGTCCATATCCCGCTGAAAGACTTCACACGTTTATAGGAGGACAAATGAAACGACTCTGCTACCGGTGTATGCACTTCGGGGAGCCCACCATGCACCGCCATAAGACGGGCATTTGGTATAAGGGTTGTAGTAAATGTGGATCAGGAGTATTCTATGGCTAAGAAGAACCCTGTGTTTAAGTTTCTGAACACAGTCAACAAACCCTCGGTAGAGAGGGATAAAACCAAATACAGGCGGAAGCCTAAGCATAAACAGAAGGAGCGATTAAATGAAGAAGGGTGACAAAGTGAAGATCAATGATGACGCTGATACCATCTTCCGTGGGCGAGTTGCCACCATCGTCTCGGTAGACGAAGAGGGTTGTGTTATCGACGTGGGCAACTACGAAGACGAGAGCGGAGAGCTTATCGAGTACCTTCACCTGTTCTTCGAGCGCTCTGAGTTGTCCAAGCAGGCGTAGGAGGGTATAATGAACGGACCCGAGTGCAGATGGTGCGGAGAGAAAACTGAAGCTGAGTTTGTAGACGTTGGGCTTGGATGGATGCAGCAAGTCACTGGAGGCATGTGTCATCGGTGTGGAGGGTACGAGAATGGTTACTACCAGAACGACGGAAGGCTCACCGAGGTCGAGTTTGCCACCTACTGGAGCGGTCCGTTCGAAGATCATGCGGATTTCTCACCATTCAACCACATGAGAGAAGGCGACTCGCCATGAGAGCCACAGTACGAAACCACAATCTGCTATACATCTACTTCCACACGTTCTCGGAAATGAATGAGTGGTTGACAGAGAACGCTGTAGATCAGTGGACAGTCACTACTCTGGGCTCCGGCTATCAAGTGGCTGTTCCTATGGACCGTGCAATGCGGGACCAATACGCCTCGGAGAGGGGTTGACACGAACACAAGGTGATGCTAAACTCCGTGGTTGTCTGAAGTAAGGAGGTTTTATGTCCAAAATGACCGTGGCCCAAATTGCGGCTATGCACGGTATCGATCTGTATTCTGACCACAAGACTGCTTGTCCCCAATGCCGGAAGAAAGGCGCTGACAACAGCGGAGACAACCTAAAGGTCTATGGTACTGATCGTAATACCGGGGAACACAAAGGTGCCTATTGTTGGGCGTGTGGGTACACCTTGCTCTCTGAAGAGCAGGAAAGAGACGCCCGGGGAGAAGACGAAGAGGAGTGGAATTTCGTGGGAACTGAATTTAACGCAGAGATCAACGCTCAAATTAAAGAGCAATGCTCGTATGATCCGCGTGGTTATCGTGGCCTGTCCAAGGAAACTTGCCAGTATTTCGGAGTGCTACATGGTTTCGACCCGGAGACTGGCGAGATTGCAACTCAGCTATATCCTACTACTACTAATTATGAACTCACTGGCTACAAACAGCGGATCATGCCGAAGAACTTCTCAGAGCCTATCGGCGAGACCGGGAAGGATTGCGAGCTTTTTGGTCAGTTCAGGTTCAAGAATAGCAACAGCAAGAAGGTGCTTATTGTAGGCGGTGAGGTTGACCAGCTATCAGCATTCCAGATGCTCAAGGAGTATGATGACCGGCGAGCAGGCGGTAAGAGTGATTATGAACCGACTCCAGTGGTCAGCCCTACTATCGGTGAGAGTGGGGCATGGAAGCAGCTACAGGCTCAGTATGAGTGGCTAGACCGGTTCGAGCAAATCATTCTCTGTTTCGACAGCGATGACGCAGGACGAGAGGCAGCAGACAAGGCAGCCGATAAGCTTCCGAAGGGCAAGGTGTTCATGATGGAAATGAACCGTAAAGACCCTAACGAGTATTTGAAAGCTGGGCGTCAATCGGAGTTTGTCAGTGCATTCTATCGAGCCCGTACATGGACCCCTAGCGGTATTGTAGGGTCTGATGCACTCGACGCTCGAATGTATGAAGCTGTGCAGGTTGAGAAGATTCCTCTGCCACCGTTCGCTAAGAAGCTCCAGAAGGCTATGGCAGGAGGCATCCCGTTGGGCCGGATTGTGAATATCGGCGCTGCATCGGGCATGGGTAAATCTACTGTAGTGGACGAGTTCACTCTGTTTTGGATTTATAACTCGCCTCATATGCCGGGTACTGTGACTCTGGAATCGGACTGCGGGGAGTACGCAATCAAGCTGCTGAGCCGTAAGGTAGGTGAGAAGGCAGACTTGTACGAGACCGTTGAAGAGAAAGTGGCGTTCCTTGATCGGCACCGTGACGCTCGGTACGACTTGTGGCACAAGGAAGACGGAAGCCCACGCTTCTATCTGATCGATGACCGAGACGGAAGCCTAGCAGCCCTCAAGGCTCAAATCGAACAACTGATTATTCAGTTTGAGTGCCGTGTTATTATTCTGGACCCGCTTCAGGATATTCTGGACGGATTGAGCAACGAAGAGCAGTCGGTATTCATGCGCTGGCAAAAGGGTATGACCAAGAGCCACCGAGTGACGTTCATCAACATCAACCACGTCCGTAAGAGTGGTGGTGGTCAGAAGGCTAACTCGGCAGGTGCTGAACTGTACGAAGAAGATTTCCAAGGGTCTTCGTCCATCTTCAAATCTGGTGCAGCTAACATTCTGATGTGGCGGAACAAGGACGCGGAGAACGAGTTCGAAAAGAACCTGATTAACGTGAAGCTCTCTAAGTGCCGATGGACTGGCCGCACTGGAATGATGGGCAATTGGTACTACGACGTTGAGACTCATACAATCTGGGACTTGGACGACTATCTGGACCGATACCCTGACAAGCGCCGTGAGTATGAGGCTTGGATGGCTCAGAAGGAAGAGGAAGGCCGAGACACGGAATACTAAGGTTGACAGAGGGGTGATGCTTATGTATCATCCCTTTCGTCGTTTACAGGAGGAAAGGAAATGCAACAACGATTTGAAACAATCGAGCAATACCTCGAATGGATGGGAAATAACAATGTCACCAACATGACTTGGGATATCGAGTCCACGGGTCTGCTGGATGAAACGTCCATCGACTACACTGCCAGCCCCTACAAGATCAAGCCAAGCTACAGTCATCACTGTGTCGTAGTAGAAGAGCACGGCGGTAACATTCTGGCGTTCTACGATGGCCCTACTTACGTCTTCGACGGTCGAGAGTACACTGAGAAGCTGCCGAAAGCGTCTTCCATGCTCCACACTGAAGAAGTTGTGACTCTCAAGGACTACACTCCGGTAGAGTATATTCACCTGCCGCTGAAAGAGTTCAAGAACTATGTGCTCAAGCGCAAGATCAAGCGCGTAGTGGCTCACAACATGATTAACTTCGACCTTATGTCGATGAAGCTTGTGGAAGATATGGACTTTACTATCGGCGTCGAGCACAGGGATGGTGGTCTAACTACTTGGTCGGCAGATACTTGGATGGGCAAGCAGGTGGTATTCGACGATACCCTCGTTATCTCCAAGACTTGTAACCCTGACCTGTTCGGTGGCCACAGTCTGGATAAGCTGTCTCGTCGCGCTGGTGGTGACACCAAGATCGACTTCCGCAAGCATCTGGCACCGGATGTTCGATTCCTCGACTTCGCAGCCGATATGCTTTACTACTGTATCTATGACGTAAAGGCGAACACCGCTGTATGGCACTGGTTGCAGGATCACGAAGACTACCAACTGTCCGACCGGGACAACTACATCAAGAACTGGTTGTCGCCGATTCAGTTGGAGAAGAAGGTTGCAGAGATCATCACCTATCAGGAGCACCGAGGGTTTGTTCTGAATGTTGATCTCTGTGAAAAAGCTGTGAAAGACTTGGACGCCAAGATGGAAGAGCGTCGGGCCCGGGTGGAACCTGTGCTTCCTCCTCGACCGGCAACCAAGAAATTCATGGCAGACTACACTCCACCTGTTCGACAGTTCAAGAAGAACGGGGAGATCACCACTTACCTACAGAAGTTCATTGAAAAGATCGGCGCTCAATTGAAAGAGGGCGACGACAGAACCATGATCTTTGAGGGTAAGGAGTACAAGCTGCCTCTCCCGGCAGACGTACCGCTGAAGACGGAAATGCCTGCTAAGATCGGGGACACAACTCACATCAAGCAATGGCTTATGGGTGAGTTTGGTTGGATTCCATCAGAGTGGAAAGAGACTGATCTGACTGTGGATCAGAAGAAGATCAAGCTTCCGATGGAAAACATCGTTGCTAAGATCGATCGCTGGCTGGATGTAACGTATAGCACAGCGTACAAGGAAGAGCGGCTGGACGGGTTCGGGGATTACATGAAGATCACCCCTCGTAGCACCCGCGCGTATGTACGTCAGAGGTTGATTGATCGTGCAAGCAAGGGGGGCTGTAAGGTTCTCACTAACCCTAGCTTCACAAAGGGCCAAGAGAAAGAAATGTGTCCAGACCTCGAACGCATTGCAGAACAGTTTCCGTTCGCGAAGGATGTGATTGAGTACCTGACCTTTAAGCACCGGCGAAGCGCAATCCTCGGTGGCGGCATGGACTGGGACGAAATGGAGGATGGAGAGGAGCCGGAAAAAGGTTACCTTGCAAGCATTCGTCAGGACGGCAGGATTCCCACGCCTGCTGACACTTGCGGGGCTGCTACTAGCCGGATGAAGCACCGGAAGGTTGCTAACGTTCCTCGGATCACCTCGTTGTACGGGGCTGAGCTTCGAGAGTTGTTTGGGGTTGGAGATGGGTTCTTCCAAATTGGATACGACTTCGATTCCTTGGAAGCACGTAAAGAGTCGGCCTACTGCGATCAGTACGATCCGACAAAGGAATATTGCAAATCTCTTATGATGGAGAAGCCATTTGACGTTCACACAATGATGGCTAAGCGTATTTCTGAGATCATTGGTCGCCAATTCAACCGATCTCCTGCGAAAAACGTAAAATATGGGTAAGAGATCAAGCCCATGTAAAACTGTGTGAATTCAGGGGAAGACTAGAACAGTCAATCCTGAGCCAAGCCTAGATACCGGTAGCCTTCGACAGAAGGAGACTACTATGGGAAGATACGCAAGAGCGGGAAGATCGCAGGCTAAGATGACTGCAAAGCCTGAGAAGTACCCGCAGGGCAGATTCAAGGACAAACCGTGCCGCTGGTGCGGAACCGTGTTCAGCCCCGCAGCACCTTCGCACTTATACTGCGGAGATGACTGCAATCAGTTAGCACACGATGATGCACGACTCAAGAAAGCTTACGGACTGACGCTAAGGCAGTACAGGGCGATGGTCGAAGAGTTTGACGAGAAGTGCGGGATATGCGGAGAAGAGGGATTCGAGCTAGTAAAAGGTCAACGCCTGAAGCTAGTCATAGATCACTGCCACGAAACAGGAAGGGTAAGAGGTTTATTATGCCACAACTGTAATCGGGGATTGGGGCTGTTTCAGGACAGCATTCGCAATTTGAAATCGGCTGCTGAGTATCTAGGAAGGTGCAACGACTATCGAAACCACGGCGAGAGCCGGAAGGGAGTAGAGTAGGATCAAGCGATCCGAAGCGCACAGCACGCATTGCGTGATGATATAGTCTGGACTGCATGGGGACATGCAGCGGGAGCCTTGATAAAGCTCCGGGGAGGGATTAGCGACCCCTCCTGAACATATCGGTACGTACGGTGCTCAAGCTGGTAAAGTGGCAAAAACCATTGGTGCCGATTTGCAAACGGGTCAACTGGTATTCGATGCGTTCTGGGATGCAGCATTCCCATTGAAAGCTCTGAAGGACGACCTCACCAAGCAATGGGAAGCCAATGGCAAGAAGTATATCATTGGAGTGGACGGTCGCCGAGTCCCTACTCGTTCGGCTCACGCTATCCTGAACAGCTTGTTCCAGAGTGGCGGTGTTATCTGTGCTAAACGTGCTATGGTGATTCATGACCAACTGCTGGAGAAAGAAGGTCTGAAGGTTGACTTTTTCAAAGAAGACTGGAAGAACAAGCCGGAATTCTGCCAACAAATGATCGCGTACCACGACGAAGCGCAGTTGGAAGTTACAGCTAAGTCGGTCAGCTTCAAGATGTTCCCTTGGTCTCTTGTAGGCGGTAAGCCAGAAGGAGAAAAGGAACAGGAGGAGGCGGAGAAGAAGCTGAAAGCTCTAGCTCAGGCTTACAAGGACGAACAATTGGCTAGTACTGGCAAGGTGTGGAGTGATATCGCACACTACAGCAAAGGTGAAGGCGGGGTGTTTGTAGCTTACTGCCGCGCTGGAGAACTTGCCACGAAGGCCGTGAGAGCTGCGGGAGAGTTCTACTCTACTCCTCTGGTGCCTATCGAGCTGACCGCTGGCTACATCGTTGGTCGATCTTGGAAGGATTGCCACTAAAACTGGCATTAAGCGAGGAAAGGGGCTTGACAGGCCCCTCCGCCTCCTATACAATGGCCACATATTCACAACATACAAGGAGAAACACAATGACTCTGGCTTTCATTATCTATCTGGTAATGACCGTATTCCCAGCCTTGTCGTCGGCTGGTAGCTTTGCCCTGATCGTCACCATCATCGCATGGGTTGCAGGAGGGTTCGTTTACTTGGCATCCATTGGTGGCCGAGAGAATTCGGCAGTTAAAGCCACACTCAAAAATCACCTACGGCCCTTGACGTTCAAGCTGTTTCTGCCCATCATTGTAATCGGCCATCTGGTGCCTTCGTCTGAGACGGCATGGTGGATGGTCGGCGGGTACGCTGCACAGAGCCTCTATCAAGCAGACGCTACTCAGCAGGTTCTCAGCGAATCTACTGAACTGCTCGAAGCTCTGGTTAAGCGGGCTAAGAAAGAAACTCTGAAGGCTGTCGAAGGCAGCAGCGAGTGATACGGTAATCACAGAATAGGAGGTATGTATGAACACGGCTCGACTCTACGTCTACGGCAAATCGTCCATGGTAGGAATCACTGTTGACAACAAGGCCAATCGGGAGTACTATACCTCTAAAGGCTTCGAGGTATCGGAGACACCGTTAGCCCATAAAAGCGTGGCTAACAAATACAAACAGAAAGGAGGTAAATAATATGTCTGGTGTTATTCCCGGGACTATCGTCAAACTCACTCAAGTGGGATGTGACGTCACCGTTGGCTGGCCAAAGGAAGCCCGATATGTAGGCGCATACGCAGTCGCAGTAGATGGACGCGATATCGGTCTCCCGGAAGGGGAAATCCGGTTCTGCTCCCTTCATTGGTCCATTGACCGAGACGTCAATGATGGACTTGGAGACTACCAATCGATGCTCGCTGACAACGACCGCTTCGAAATTGTAGCGATCCCGGGTAAGAAGTACTATGTTAAGAGCGCTGCCGCGCGCCCGGACTTGATATCCCACTACTTGGTTACTTCGGAACCAGCTTTGTACGAGGGTTTCGAACCGTGCTGGCTAAAGAGCATGCACGAAGGAGAGAGCCCATTCTGCATGCTCTTTAAAGGACGAGTTAACATCGGCGGTGATATTTCTGACGATCCGAAGCTCCAGACTCTCTACCCTGAATTGGTACTTGAGGAGTTCAAAGAAGAGGCAGAGGAGGCTATTGAAGCTCCGGTCAACGAAGAGAAGAAAGAAAAGGTTGCAAAGCACGCTGTAATGGGTTATGCTGTTCTCGATGTAGACGGATTCCCGCTTAAGTTCACCATTACTCGCGAAGAGGCACGGTCCACTAAGCGTTGGTGGGGTGGCAAGGCGGAAGGCGTCTCGATTGTCAAACTGATTAAAGGAGAGGAGGTGCGCTAATGCGCTAATCCTCTTGCAGAATCCGGGAATGTCCGGTATGATCGTCGGTCAAGTGGCTGACACACTCGCCCAGTCTAGGGTACTTAAATAGGAGAAATAAAATGGCTTTTAAACTGAACGTAACTACCAACACTCAATCCGGCAACGGCGGCATCCGCAAGGAAGTCGATTGGGATGCTCTGAACAACCACGTCGTGGAAGCTGCTGGAACTGCCGCTAAAGCACGTTCGATCCCGGGTTATATCTCCGGCATCATCGACCTCGGCGAGCAAGAGCAGAACGATGCAGAGGTTGTGTTCACTGGCACTGCCGAAGATGAAATCCAAATCATCAAGGAATATCCGAACACTTACTTCAAGGATGGACTGGACAAGCAGACTCGCAAGCCTGTACGTCTGAAGTGCTGGCCGCAGCGCGATATGCAACAAATCGCGATCACTGTGGACTTCCCTCAGATCGAGGTAGACAAGAGCCTGTACCTGACCGGTAACAGCAACAAGTCTCCGCTTCGTGTCCTGTACAACGGCGACTTTACTCTGCCGGGTCAGAAGACTAAGATTGTTGGCCGTCCGTTCACCATCAAGGAAGTGAAGCACCCGAACGGCAAATGGGCATTCGCTAAGAACTCCATGCTGCACAAACTGGCTGTAGCTACTGGCGTCATCAACGAAGACGAACTCTTCACCAAGGACCGCGTAGGCGAGCTTCTGGGTAAAGTGGCTCAGTTCCAAGTTCGAGTGTGGATGAAGCCGGGCAAAAACGACATGAAATTCCTCACCGAGGATATTAGTCTGGTCGGTATGGTGCCTGAAGGTGTTCCGGTTCCTGAACTGGATGAGAAGTACATCTACGGCGTGAACCTGTATGGTGAGAACGACGAAGAGGCAGTTAAGCAACTGCGTGCCAACGTCATCAACACCATCAAGCGAGCCAAGAACTACGAAGGTTCGGATATCAAGGCGATGATCGAAGCTGTTGAAGCTGCACGCGGTGGCAACCGCTCTAGTGGGGATAGCGAGGAACAAGCTGAAGCTAAAGAGGAGACCAAAGCTGCTCCTAAAGTTGAGCCGGTTCAGACCAACGTCGATGACGACATTCCGTTCTAAGGTTACGCGGAAGTAGAGGTAATAGAGGGGCTTCGGCCCCTCCTTTCAAATTTCAAAGGAGGTAACACATGCAAATCAATCTCGGTCCTATTTTTCTTCTGGCTGCCATCATTCTGTGCGTACTGAAGTCTGCCGGCGTACTCGCTATCTCTTGGACTCTGGCGCTCATGCCCATCTGGATTCCTTTCGTAATCATGCTGGTTGTTCTTGTAGGTTTTGGCGTGGTAGCTGGTGTGCTTTATGCCATTGGGAGCCGCAGTAAGGTTAAGTACAGTTTTAAAAACAACCTCCGAAAGAAGTGAGGACCGATTATGAGCACCCTAGTTATTGTTCGGGTACCTGAATACATTCTAAAAGGCCCCTCAGTACACAACCAGTTCAGCGGTGAGGTGTGGGAGCGAGAGCTTTTCAACGACTTGAAGAAAGCTGCGAAAAGTATCACTAAAGGAGAGCCAGCGTATGTTGCTCTCCCTAACAAGGTAAACCCTGAGACCCGACAACAAGAGTGGGACATTCAGGTTGTACAGTTCTAACCCAAGGGGAGCTTCGGCTCCCTTTTTCATTGGAGATAAAAAATGAGTGAAAAGGAAGAGGATATTGTCCTCATTGACGGCGACCTGATCGCCTTTAAGTGTGCCAGTGTTAACGAGACTCGCTCTATCATCGTTAAAAACAAATTGACAGGGGAAGAAGAGACTTGGAAGAATCGGACGACTTGGCGGGAGAATAACAAAGACGAAGAGGGATTCAACGAAGACAACTTCGAAATTGAGGACCATCAAGACCCCAAGCACGTGTCCTACGGTATCTCTGTTGTTAAGACCATGATCGACCGAATCTGCCGCCAAGCTGGGTGCAAGCAGTTCAAGATTCTCCTATCAGGCCCTGATAACTTCCGTGACGCCATCCCACTCCCGAAAGAATACGAGATTACCAAGGGTAAAAAGACCTTCACTCGTGGCGGCAGGTACAAGGGTAAGCGTACAGGGCAGATTAAGCCTCTTCAGCTAGGTCAGCTAAGGCAGTATATGATCGAAGCGTATGACACCATCATCCACCCCGGCGAGGCGGATGACTTGATGGCGGAGATGATGTATAAGAACGGCGTAAGCTACTCCAGAGGGGAGACCACTCAGCGCGTGATCGGAGCTACCATCGATAAAGACGCAGATGGCACCCTAGGATGGCTTTGCAACTATGAGCGTGAGCCTGTTCAAGTCAAGTTCATTTCAGGCCTAGGGTCGCTCTACAGGGACTCTAAAGGCAAGGTAAGGGGAGAGGGTAGGAAGTTCTTCTACTTCCAGTTGCTGTTTGGCGATCCTGTTGACTGTTATCGCCCTGCTGACCTGTGTGTCGGGAAAGACTTCGGAGAAGTGGCAGCGTTTAACATCATTAATCCCTGCACAACGGACAAGGAGTGCTGGCAAGCAATCTACGACACCTACAAATCGTGGTACCCTGAGCCTGTCACTTACACAGCATGGGACGACACAGAGCACACTAAAGATGCAATCGATATCATGCAAATGTATTGTGACTGCGCCCACATGCAACGTTGGGCGGGGGATCGGGTAGACTGTAGGGCTGTTTTGGCTAAACTTGGAGTGGATTTGGGAGGTGCAGAATGAGCGTAAGGGCGCGTCCTTGGGAGGACTTCCCGGGTATCTGGAAAACCGAGGCGGCGTTCTTGAGTTGGGTCAGAGGCGGCATTCGCCGCTACCTCTGGTCTAAGAACCCAGTCAAGCTTGAGTTTGCTAAATCCCGAAGGATCAAGATAGCCAACACCAATGAAAAAAGCAAGCTCAGAAATCCCACTGTATGGGGCTATGTATGCGAGCAGTGTGGAAAGGAGACTCCTCAAGCTAACGTCGAGATCGACCACAAGACAGGAGAATTCTCCCTGAAGCGAGTAGAGGATATCCAATCGTTCGTGGAAGGTGTTGTATTTGTCCGAATGGAGGACTTAGCTGTCCTGTGTAAGCCGTGCCATGAGATCAAGACCTATGCAGAGCGTTACGGACTCACCCTCGAAGAGGCAGATATCGTAAAGCAGGCTATTGCAATCCAGAAGCAAAAGGGATATGATAAAGTCTTCTTGCAGGAAGTGGGAATCAAACCCGCATCCAACGCAGAGCTTAGAAAAGAGCAGATCATTGGATACCTTAGGTCTAAGAAGGAGGGTGGATGAACGAGGATCGGGTTTACATTGTAGTAAGAGACGAGGCACCAGAATACATGGTGCCTACTCTGGTTGCACATAGCATCCTAGGGGCAGACATGGCAATGGTTCTCCTCGGACAGGACCGGGCCGTTCCATCGACGGACCTTCCGTCCCGTCCGTATATGCATGCAGCGGCAAAAACCGCCATTAAGTGGGTGGAGTGGAAACAGTGGAGCTTCCGTAAGATCGTTGTACGAGTTTCTGACAAAGAGTACAATAAGATCAAGCAAATCCCTTTCGTATATGAGGGATATGAGAAAACCATTTGCAACGGAGAGGGTTCTTGTCTAGTAGTGCCTCCTCTTAGCAAGGAGGAAACCCCGAATGTTCTTAAATTTGCAAAACTATGGAGGCCTATGTGAGAGAGGAGTTTATTAAAATCATGCGAAAGCTGCCAATCAGAGTACGAGCTTCTATCGTCCTGATTTGGATTGCTCTGTTCTTTTGGCTGCCGGTTGTAACAGCGATCGTCGCCGGAGTTATAGACTTCTTCTATACCGCAAAGGATCAGTTGGAAGAGGGATACTCGGTACTCATTTCCGCTGCTAAAGGAGCCGTTAAATGTCTTCGTACAGGAGAGGAGCTATGACGAGTCTTGCTACTTATGTTATCCGCCATAAGAAAACTAAGGAGATTTGGACTACTCCTAAAGGGAAGCGGCAATGGGCAACAAAAGGGGCTGCGGCTCTAGCTTGGAGAAACGCCTATGAGGGAACTACACTGGGCGTATGGGCTGCTAAAAGGGACATGGAGCGATGGTCCGACTTGAACATTCCTATGATAGTGGAGAATGGGTGCTACCGTTTGGCTAGCCGAGAGGCCGCAGCTTTCAAGAGTCAATCTGCTTTCGAGATTATCGATATAGCTGAATCTCTGAAGAATGAGAATCAATTGGTACTCGACTTGCTGAAAGACGTTATCGGATTTGAAGTGCCAGACTCCGTTGGAGACGGATACGTTCGTCTAACTATTAAAACATCCACATATGATGATATCATCAAACTACTGAAGGAGACGAAATGAGCATGATGGACCCTAAAGCATACTTCATCAAACAAGACCTAGAGGAAGCCACAAAACTCCTAGAAAGAGCTTATAATCTCCTTGATAACGTCCACTGCTATGATACGGCTGTGTATGAGGATATTGGAGCATTTCTGTACGGACAAGATTGCGAGGAGGTAGAGTAAGGTGAGAATCGACCTTAAAGAAGCCACGGATCAAATAAAAGACTTGATTGTAGCTATCGCTCTGCTAGATGAAGTCCTTGTTTGGATGGAGAGTGAAGACCTGTGCGATGCAGATATATACAAACGCATCGACGCATTTTTGTACTACCAGCCGGGAGAAGGCGAATGGGAGGAGGTAGAATGAGCAGTAAGAAACACTTTGTAATTTCTGACACTCAGTGCAAACCGGGTATCAGCTTGGACTACATGGAAGCCATCGGTAAATATATCGTAGCCAAACGTCCAGATGTTGTGATCCACATTGGAGATCACTTTGACCTAGCCAGCCTGTCGTCCTACGATAAGGGTAAACGCTCCTCTGAGGGCCGTAGGTACTCTGAAGACGTGCAAGTCGGACGTGAGGGTCTGGACCGACTGTTCAAGCCTCTGTGGGAGCTACAGGAACGTCAACGGGCTAATCGGAAGAAAGTGTACCAACCCCGACTGATCTTTACACTGGGTAACCACGAAGAGCGAGCAGACCGGGCTGCTAATGACAACCCTGAGTTGTATGGCACCGTAGGCAGCGATGAGCTTGGTATTCAGGACTACGGTTTTGAGGTTGTCCCGTTCCTCAAGCCTATCGAGGTAGACGGAATTTACTACGTCCACTACCTGCAAAACCACTTCACTGGTAAGCCTCTGGGTGGTACAGCGAACAACATGCTCAAGGCTGCTGGTCATTCGTTTGTCATGGGCCACCGTCAGCTTCTGGACTGGGCGATCCATCCTACAATCGACGGAAAACAAAGACTTGGCATTGTGACTGGAGCGTGCTATCCTCACGATGAAGCCTACAAAGGCTATCAGGGCAACAACCACTTCCGGGGCTGTGTTATGATTCACGAAGTGAAGGATGGTTTTGGTCTGCCAATGCCAGTAAGTCTGGACTTCATGATGGAGAAAGGAGGTTTCAAATGACGGTTTATAAATTCTGGTGCGAATGGGATATCGGTATTAATGAATGCCTGTGGCGAGACTACTACCAGATGGAAGAGGATGTAGCTAAAGCCTTGTCAGACTGCGGGATTGAGGATACTATTGAGGAACTAGAGGGTGCAGGCCTGCTTGGCTTCGACTCTGTTAAAGTGATTGGTTAATAGGAGGGAATATGGCTGAGTTTTTCCTTGGGGCGGCCCTTGCAGGCTTGTTCTTTATGTTTAGTATCACTGCGAGCTTTACCGCCGAAGATATTGAGAAAGTGACTTCAACATGCGAGAATAACGAAGGCGTCAAGTATTTCGGAGTTGACTTCTTCGGAGACGGTGCTGTACACTGCAACAGCGGCGCTATTTTCAAAATCGACCGCAAATCTAAATAATCGAAAAGGAGATATAAAATGACTGATTTCAACATCACCCCTGAGCAAATGGAAGAAGCAATGGCAGGTATGAACCCGGAGCAGCGGGCTCTGGTAGAGAAAGCCTTGACCGACCGTAAATCTCTGGAAGATTCCATCGTGACCGAGGACGGTGAACTGGACTATGGCATGCTTGCACGACACATCCGCACCAGCTTGGGTGATCTGCCTCTGGTAATGGGTGGCCCTGACTTCCTGAAGCTGATGATCTTGGTTGCTGCGATGCCGGAGACCAAAGACGATCTCCTGACTCTGCACATGAACCTGTCCTTCATTCTGGACTGCATTCGTGAATCGATTAGCGACGAGGAGTAACAAGTGGCCGAAGAGATTGTAAAAGAAGACCTATCTGGCGACGATCTCATGGTTGACTCAGCAGGGCTAGATGCCCTGCTGGCCTTCCTAGAGAGTCAGTTTAAAGGTCCGAAGGGTGTACTGAAGGGATATGTCACTATGAGAGTGATGTGCGCTAAGATCGAGAGTCTTGACGGGTTTCAAGAGTTGAAAGATATGGAGGTGAACTTTGAGTAACGATATCATCGACGTTCATGCTGGGCAACCGATTTCTCTGGTGCAACGGTCAAAGAATCCTATCAATATTCAATATTGGGACGCCGATACCATCCCTTACGGCACAGTCTTGGTTGTTACCGAGGAAAGGGGTGATATACGAAAGGGAGAATTGGTCGTAAGGCTGGCTAGTAGTGCAGATGATGAGCACTCTGTTAAGGTATGTAGATTCTCTGATTTCTTCCTCCTAATGGAGAGGGGCTACAACTCAGCTAGCCTTAGCGACGTCAGTCAAGCGTATGACGTTCTGTTCGAAGACCCTCCGGCGACTACCTTTGTCAACTGGGATCGGGCTCAGCCTTTGACAAACAGTGAGCGCTACTACGGAGACTTTCTGATTGGCGGCGACCCTAAAGGGATGCCACTATTCAACATGGCTGTTCTTAAAAATGTTCTGTCGCCTTACACTGCCGACGATGAGGAACTTTCAGCTATGTCTGGGAATCCCGAGACAGTAGAGCACAAAGAAGTTGACGAACTAAGTGAGAGGGACGAGGCTTTAGCCGAGGTCGACAGACTCAATGAAGAGCTTGTTGCACTGGGTAAGAAGGTTGTGTTCGCCAACCTAGAAGATTACCTAGGCAAAGAAAACTATGCCACATTGGAAGCTATGGCTAACCACAAGGAGGCTGTAGGTAGCGGAGGCTCCTCTAGTTACTACACTGTCAAGGTGAACAACCCCACTACGAAGGCTAACATGCCGTATTTTGCAGAGTGCAACGATATCATCGAAGCGCTGGATATGCGATTCGGTCAAGGCAACATGTTCAAAGCGTTGTGGCGGGCTGCGGCAGCACAGAACCTAGGCAAGCTGAAGGCCGGTAACGATGTTATCCGGGACTACGAGAAAGTCATCTTCTTCGCTCAGTTGGAGATCGATAAGATTCTCAGAGAAAGGGGTTGACATTCTCCCCGAGGCTTGCGATAATAGGCTCCAAGTTGAAACGAAGGAGGTGTGTAGATATGATCCAGAAAGTAAAACAGAAGCTCATGATGGTGCATCCTATCCTCGCTAGCGAGATCGTCTGGTGCCTCACCTTCGCAATGCTTCAGTAAAACAAGGGAGCTTCGGCTCCCTTTATTGTATCAAAGATTTAATAAGGAGAGTTTATGCAAATTTCTGCAAAAGTGATTCAACACAGTTCCCGGATCGGCCTAGGTACGAAGAATCACAGATTCATCACTACATTCGAACTGGAGTATCCTCGGTTTATTCACAGTGAACTTATGACTCACCGACTTTTTAGTCGAAATGCTGCAAGTAGTCGTGCCATTCCCGTTGCCCATATGATCCGACAGGTGGAAGAGAATCCTGCGATGCCTGTTCACTGGGGAATGAATCAACCGGGTATGCAAGCTGAGTTCGAACTGAGTGAGTGTTTGCAGCGTAGCTCTCAGTACCTGTGGAAGAAGGCTGCAAAGAGTGCGGCTCGGATCGCTAGCGCACTAAATAAAATGGGACTCCACAAGCAGGTGGTTAACCGTCTCCTTGAGCCGTTCCAGATGATGAAGACCGTTGTTACAGCCACGGAACTAGATAACTTCTTCTACCTGCGTTGCCATAAAGACGCACAACCGGAGATCAAGGTTCTCGCTGAGAAAATGTATGAGGCTCTTATTAAAGCGGGCCCGGCAGAGGCTCTATATGACGGAGAGTGGCATGTTCCTTATGTGACTCGGTTCCGCATAGGGGATGGTAAGCTGCGTTACGCAGATTGTAACGGGCAAGAACTGAGCGTAGAGGATGCTATTAAGGTATCTGCTAGCTGCTGTGCTCAGGTTAGCTATAGGAAGAACGACGAGACTCTGGAGAAAGCTCTTGTAATCTACAACCGATTGGTAGATACTAAGCCCGTTCACGCTAGCCCGTTTGAACACCAAGCCACGCCGATGTTGGAGCCTCACTTCTGGTGCGGGGATTGTCAACAACAGCCGGATTGGGAGGATGGCGTAACGCACGCGGATCGCGAGGGGAATTTCTGGTCTGGTAACTTCAAAGGTTTCATCCAACATCGTCAACTAATTAAAGGGCACGTATGTAATGAGTACTACGGCCGAGAAGAGGAAGGAGTTTAAAATGGCAGAATATAACCTGAGTCTGGAAGACCTCATGCTGGTAGATGGCTTCAAAGAGGCGTTCCAGAGTAATAATGAGAAGATAGTGCGGGAGCATCTGTGGACTAACGGCATGGATGTTAAAAACTACTCGTATGAAATGGTTTTCTGTCAACATCGCACACTGATTGGCCGGGTCGTAGAGGGTCTACGATTCTCTGGCTTTGAGCGGACAGATAAAGAGTGGCTGAGCCTCGGTTGCGCCTCTCTGGAAGCTCATATTGCAGCGTGTGATGATAGTAATCTACGGTTCACTCTTCGTAAGATGCGACCAGAGGGATCGACAGAGGCAACGTTCCACAATTAATGCAGTAGGAGTAGATATGGAAGTTACAAAGGCTCTCGTAGATGAGGCCGATATTTTCAATAAGATCACACAAATCAGGACTCCAACGGAGTCCTATGCCCGGAAATACCCGGTCATTGTCGAACTAGCAAACCAGCAACTAGAAGAGAAGTTGTGGTTCTCTAGCGAAATGAAGGTAGAGCTGGATAAGTTGAACCTGAAGTTCAAGTTGGAACCTCATCAGCTTCACGCTGTAAAGACTGTCCTTCAACTGTTCCTCAAATACGAACTGATCGTAGGGGAGGAGTTTTGGATGGGTAAAGTTGTCCGCACGTTCCCTCGCCCAGAGGTTAAACTAGCGGCTTCGATCCTGTGCATGATGGAATTGGCAGTACACGCTGAATTCTACAACCAGATCAACGTAGTGCTGGGGATGGATACAGATGCGGACTATGTAGCTTACAAGGATGACCCCGAGCTTATGGGTCGAATGGATTGGCTAGAATCTGTCCTAGGTGATGAAGATGATGTTCTTTCTGTAATTATCTTCAGCCTAACAGAGACTGCCCTTCTGTTCAGTTCCTTCGCTATCCTGAAGAGCTTCCAGTGCAACGGGTACAACGATATCCCTGTGATCGCACGCGGGGCTAACCAGAGTGCTGTGGATGAAGACTTGCACGGTGTAGTTTCGGCTGAGATCATCAACCAATACTACGCAGAGATTGGTCGACCACTGTCTGAAGATACTCGGCGCGTCGAGAAGATTCGACAGGCTATCGACCATGTATATGCTCATGAATGTCGTATTGTCGATATGGCGATCCCGGGCGGAGAACTTAACGGCGAGTCGGCTGAAAACTATAAAGCGTTTGTTCGTTATCGTTTGAACGTATGGTGCCGTCGTCTGGGTCTGGAAGATCATTTCGAGAACGATGACACTCCGATCAAAGATTGGTTCGAAATGAACACGTACGCTTACAAAATGATTGACTTCTTTACTCCGGGAATGGGCATGGAATACGAACTGGGGTGGGATGAAGAGGAACTAGCAAAGGCTTGGGAAGAGGAGCTGAAATATGAGTAAGAGAGACACATTCAACTATTCCGAAGCTAGGAAAAACAGTCAAGCAGCAGGAGAGACTCCTCTGTGGTATACGACGGCTGGCTACCAGTTGTTCATGAAGAAATATTCGAATGAGGGCGAGTCTGTTCGCTCTCGTTTTGAGACTGTCGCTAGAGCTATGGCTCAGCACGCTCCTAAGGTGTATCCTGAGTGGTGGGAAAAGGACGAATACACTAGAGGCAAGGATTGGGAGCAGGTATTCTTCGATGTTATGTGGGACGGTTTTGTAAGCCCATCCACTCCGCTTCTGTCGAACGGTGGGCTCCGCAAGAAGGGCACTACGGTATCCTGTGCAGGCGGGTTGATGGACAACAACCTCTATGACCGTTACAATGTAATGACGGAGATTGCAGTGCTAACGAAGCATAGTCACGGCACAAGCTTCAGCCTGACCAACTGGCCATCCGAAGGCGATGCCATTCGTGGTGGAGAGTCACAGGGTGTTATGCCTGTCATTCGTGACGTTATCAACGTCATGGAAGAGGTCGCACAGGGTTCTCGTCGTGGTAGCTGTGCCTACAGCATTAACCCCCGCCACGGGGACTTCTGGAACGTTATCGATCACCTGTACAAGCGTACAGAATCGAACAACGTCGGATGGTTGCTGGACGACAATTGGTGCAAGGCTATGGCCGAGAAAGACCCTGAAACGCTGAAACGATGGAAGCGGATGATGTTCGTTAAGCTGGCAAGAGGCAAGGGCTACTTCACGTTCATTGACAAGATGAACCGGCACCTCGCAGAGCCGTTCAAGCGAGCAGGTCTGAAGGTAGAGGCATCTAATCTTTGCCAAGAAACTGTGCTTCCAGCTAATGACTTCTACACATTCAGTTGCGTGATCCTAAACTATAACCTCGAACTCTACCGTTCTTGGCCTGAGCATCTAGTGTTCATCGGGCAGGTTATGTCGGATTGCAACATCAGCGAGTACCTCGCGACCATGGACGAAGTTAGCATTCAGGACCGAAGGGCTCTGGAGAAGATTTACCGGTTCACCAAGGACTTCCGAGCACTTGGTAGTGGGGTTCTAGGATTCCATACTCTACTCCAGCGGGAACGATTCCCGGTCGGCAGTATGGACGCTATGTTCCTGAACAACGCCATCTTCAAAGGGATGAAGGAGCAAGCGGAAGCTTGTAACAGTTGGCTAGCTGAGGTTCTAGGGGAGCCAGAGGGCTGCCGTGGACTAGGGAAGCGTAATGCCACTACAATGATGATGCCGCCAACTAAATCGACGGCAGAACTCATGGCTGGGGCTTCTGAGGGCATCGGACTGGACGTTGCTATGTGCTTCACCAAGCAGAGCGCTGGAGGTGAATTCTTCCGTGTCAACAAGGTGTTGCTGGAGATTATCCAAGAGCGAGGCCTTGATTGGGAAGAGTGTGCAAGGCAGATCAACGAACGCAAGGGGAGTGTTCAGCACGTAGACTGGCTGACAGATCACGAAAAGGCTGTGTTCCGTACTGCCTTTGAGGTGAGAATGGAAGACTACCTGCGTCTGTGCTCTCAGCGGCAGAAGTACATCGACCAAGGTCAGAGCATCAACCTGTACTTCACGTCGAACGACTCGCCGGCTTACATTTCGTACATCCATCGTCTCGCCATGGAAGACCCGAACATCCTATCTCTGTACTACATCTACAGTATGAGAGGAGCGGGAGATATCTCCAGAACAGAAGAATGTGAAATGTGCATGTAAAATCATTGGCCCGGGGCTTGACAGCTTCCGGGCCTTTGTGTATTCTGAGCACATCAAAACAAGGAGGGACTAAAATGAACAAATTCTCTGAAGTGTACTACACTTGGAGCGCAGCGTGCTCTCGTACAAATATCTTGATAGATATGGGATGGACTGCTACAATCCGTCGAGACTTCACTGGCGGGATCAACCCTGTATGGGCTGTGGAGTTCACGCGATGAACAGCAAACTCCGCAAAGAGTTCGATAAATGGTGGGGACAGGACGAGCAAGAAGAACTTCGTAAATCCTGTGCCAAAGGATGGGCGGAATATATCTGGATGGCTAGTCGAAGAAAAGTGAGTGTTGAGCTTCCCGCGCCAGAAGGCGGATTTATCGACATCCAAAAGTACACAATCAATCGCTGCAAAGAAGCTATCCGCGAAACAGGACTGGAGGTGTTTTAATGAAAGAATATTTTAAAAAGCGACTAATGCAGACCAGTGAACCGTTCGATTCAGCGACGCAAGCTATGGACGTAGCGATTGCGTGGGGAGGGGCTAAGTACTGCGAATTCACTTGCGTAACTGCGGATAATCGCGTCATCAGCATCTGGGAGTACAATGACGTAGAGCCTGATAAACCGGTATTCAATGGACAGCAACGAATCTTAGTTCCAACTTTTGAGGAGGTAGTATAATGGAACAAACTATTGATAAATCTCGGTATATTGTGCTTGATAACGAAGGTCGGCACGTTCTGACCTTGTGCGAGAAGGCCGCCTATAACCTGCTTAAAGGCGTTCAGTGGACAAAGGACAAGCATGGTCAAATCCATGTAAATGGTGTCACAGGCGTTGAACTCGGAGTTCATCAAGGGATTATCGCTGAAGTATTCCTGTATCAGGGCTACATCATCCTAGAAGAGGTAGACTAATGGATATGTTCGATAAATACATGCAAGTTATGTATGACCGGGACGCTTTCTCAAGGCGAGTCGGTGAGTTAGAAAAAGAGGTAGCCGAACTCAAGGCTAAGGTGGCTATCGCTAAGTGTGATATGCGTGTCGTGAAAACCCTACTGGAAGATATCCAATGGGTGTATCAAGACGAAGCTATCTATACTCTACCGGGCTACGTTTGCCCTTGTTGCGGGGAATCTGCAAACTATGGGCATTTCCAAGGCAGCTTCGATAAGAGCCCCTGCCTACTAGCTTGTGTACTGAGCCGGAGTGAAGCATATGAAGCCTAATGTTGTAGACTCGCTAGGCATTAACATGTGCTACGCCTGCGGAGGTAAACTGTACGTCCGAGGAGTATGCACTATCTACTGCCCTGATTGCGAGAAGGCAACGAAAGATAAACCGTTCGTCAGGATGCAGCTTCTACAGGATATCGAAGACAGCAAGAGGGTTGACAACGAATAGAAGTGCTAGTAAGATGGCCACATCAGACAGAGGAGGAGCCATGGCTACAACAGAGAAGATCATCGAGTATGTCTCGGCCTGTATCGAACGCTTGCAAGAGGACGTAACTGGGTACTCGGAGAACTTCCGTGACAGGGCGTTATCTAATCGCACAGGGTATATTCACGGGCTTATCACTATGGCTGAAATGAATGAGCAGGTGAGTATCGAGGACTGTGACAAGCTCCGTGCAAAGCTTCGTGAAGCTGCTGAGGCTGTGTTGAACGTACTGGATTCCAAAATTAACTAGGAGGTGTTCTGATGAATATGAAAGAGATTGTGCAGGCTTTGATTGTCGTTGTCGCTCTGACTCTCGCAGCAATAGGTTTTGTAGTCGGGATTACTGCGTTGGCCAACAAGAGCGCGCCCGCCGAGGATATTGTCGTGTCTACTGAAGACGGCACCATCAATCTCGGTCGCTCCGTGAAGAGCGAGAAGCTGCTGTATAGCATGTGCATCAAGGTAGAAGACCGCAAACCTGCTTGTGAATTCACCACCAAGGACCGTGTTCTTAGCGAAGTGAAACAGGTTATGCGCCCGGGCGAGGCTACGGCCCGCGATATTAAGATTGCAGTAAACGCGGCTGTGACGTATACTGGTGAGAACGGGCAGGAAGCAACCTCTCTGATTACCCCGAAAGGTAAGTATCTCCCGGCTGGCACCCCGTCTGAAGTACATATTCAGGCTATTGCGAATCTGTTCGACAGCGTGTACAATGACTACAAACAAAACTTCAGCAAGATGTGAGGAGGACTCATGAAAGCACAGCCTAAAGAAGTAGAAACCCTGTCCCTCGACAAGCGCCCCAAGGCAGGTGATGTTGTTCGACTGCGATCTGACGGTAAAACCTACGAGGTAAATGCTGTATATCCCACGGCAGTGGGCTGGGAAGCGATTCTCCGCAACATGTACGACAAGACTAAGACCGTCACTGTCAGCATGGAGTGGTGAAATGGCAAGAACCGTCAAGTGCGTAAACTTCCTACCTGTCACTCCGGACGGTCGAGTAATCGTCCGATTCGGCAAGAAGAGGCTAGGCTGGCTTGGGAAACAGGGTAAGAAGTGGCATTACTACCCTTACGGATGCGAAGGCAAGATTAAATCAGAGGGGTTTAAGACACTCGCCGAGATCAAGGCTTGGATTCGAGACCCGGAGGCTGTATGGCCCGGTCCGCAGCCTGAGATTGACTAATTAGCCGACGAATGGTACAATGGTATGTAGGAAATTCCCTACTCAATATAAGGAAACTAGCAATGACTAGCCGCTGGAAAGAGGCCGTGTATCGTAAGTACTCGGTGCGTCGTCTGCGGCAGGAACTCGAAGAGTTCAAAGAAGCTAGACGCTTTGCACCAAACCAACGCATCCGTGCATGGTTTGATGCTCATATCGAATTTCTAGAACGCCACTTGGCTATTCGAGAGTCCGGCCAAGCCTACCCAGACGACCTTTGGTAATTAGGTAATTAGGTGTGTTGTAGGTAGAGATTCAAATCATGGTTAGTGGCAAGGACGCCACACTTCAGCCCGCCCACAAGGCGGGCTTCTTTTTGCCTGAAATTTGCGGTTGACAAGGTTGGCCGGAATATGTAAACTTACGGCATCCAACAGAGGAGGGAAGAAAAATGCAATTCAATATATCGAAGCAGCTATGGGTAGCTAAAAGCGAGCGGAAGGGCGACTATAAAGGGACGCTTTTGGCATACATGTCTCAAGTGGACTTCAATAAAGATGGTAGCTTGGCTGCCAGCTTCAAGAAAAAGCAGCAGACTGGTATGAGCTGGGCAGGTAAGAATGCCGAGACTTGCTTCATAGACAACATCCCTATCTCGGGGCATTTCATCGGGGACAGTGTTGAACGCTGGGTCACTGAGAACAAATATTTCCGTGTGACGGACCCTAGGGGCTTTGTTCTAGAGGTTCCTACCGGGAATATCTCGACATTGCTCTACAACTGCACAGTAATCAAGGGAGTTATTCAAGAACCTTGCGTGTGGGTTCGGATGGGCTCTCAGCACGTTCTACTGCCGGAAGGCTCCTCTCTCTACAAAGAAGCTGTAAGTTTCGTAGAGCGAAAAGAGGCGGCCAAAACTGTTAAAGATATGGTTGCAGGGGATCGATGCACTCTTCTTAGCTACGGGACAGAGGAGAAACTAGAGGCTGTCTACCTCGGACAGGTGAAGATCACTTGGCACCTCCTAGCTAAAAAGGGCCGGTACTCTAGCCGAGGGTGGGGTGGGGGTCGGTGGGGTTACCACCATCTAGAGAGGGAACTAGATAGAAAAGAATTCACTGAGAAAGATTCGAAGTGGGTTAGTGTGTTCGCTAAGCCGGTAGGAAAGCGGTGGAGTATCCATTTTATCCTGTCTCCAAAGGCAACCGACATTCAATCTGGAAATGTACCGGATGAACTTCAAAACCTCGACCTAGTGAATGGTGTAAAATGGGAGTACAACGAGAAAGACGACCGCCCATCTTCCTATTACTCTGTACCGGATAGGGTAGTTAAGTGTATCAGTGTGGATGATCCCCTGTGGGATAAGCTGCACAGCTCTTCGGAGGTGCGGTGGACCCGCGAATGGACCGTGGTCGGAGCAGAGTGGCGAAAATAAGCCACCATTATTTTAGAATTGCCCGGCGAGAGCCGGGCTTTTCATGGCATGGGTTATTTTCAAATTATTTTTAGATTTCTGGGAGTTTCGGCCAATATGGGCAATATGAAATTTCTCAGGAAAAGGCTCAGAATGCTCGTATAAGAGCCGTTCGAGTGTAGGTATGGTGAGCTACTACTTAGCCGTAGAAGGACAGTGTAGCGCTTAATAGGAGGATTAAAAATGAAGATTGACAACGGTAGCGCGTATGCGTATTGGCTAGCGGATATGAAAGAGTTTGTTTCTCAGATGGATGCCACAGAGATTGAGAAGAGGGCTTGTATAGCATACTTAATTAGCTGGTATCAGCGAAGAGTACTGCACAGAATTAAACGGGAGGAGTACGAGGCGATCTAAGCTAGGCCGGACAGATTTTTAGGGACTGGATAGATTTTCACAGACTGCAAAATTGAGAACTGGGCAGATTTTTAGGAACTGGACAGTTTTTCACAGAAGGGGATTTTTCTACAGAGGAATTTCCCCTGAAATTTAGCCGGATTTCTCAGAAGGGCGGATCGTTAGCAGGCTATCTAATTGGTTAGCAAGCTACCTTTAATCGTTAGCACACTAACTAAAAATTCCTAGGACGGACCTCAGTTGGCACGAACGTTGCAAGCCCGCACCAGTTTCCCGGGCAGGCGTAGGCCTCGACTATCCGTCGTGAAGGCGATATGTAGTTGGGGACTCGCACCCCGCGTTTAAGATGTGCCCATTCTACTATGACAAACCCCTTTGTCAACATAATTTTTATGGCACAGTCTTTGCAATTGCAATTAGCGTGCCAACCTAAATCTCAGGCTCCCTCCGTGTTTGCCTCCGGTGCTCGGCCTCCTGCCTGCGTTGCCCGCCTGCCTGTCATTATACACAAGCAAGAAAAGAAGGCAAGCGAAAATATAGAGAAAAATCTACATAAAATAGGTTGACAGGCTGTCTCTATATAGGCACAATGAGCCAACATTCAACGGAACGGTACTCTACAATGTTGCACAATGACGCCCGGGAATTGGCCCTACAGGAAATGGACAAATGGGGTCTCCTCAAACAAGGCTGGAAATTCAGATTCAATAGTAAGCTGAAGGCTACATTAGGTCGATGCCATTATACTAAAAAGCTCATAGAGCTAGGCTCTGATTATGTAGCTAACAACGGCTTGCCTGCTGTTTTGGATACCATTCGCCACGAGATAGCCCACGCCAAAGCTGGACGAGGGCAGGGCCACGGCGCGGTATGGAAAGAGTGGTGCGAATTGATCGGGGCCAAACCGAACCAATACGCCAGCACTAAGGAAAAGGTAGTCGTCTATCCGTGGCGACTGGCCATCCATCACGGAGGCGGCCAGCTTGAACTACTCAACCATTACGGTTTCAGACGGACTAGCATGGCGAGAAAACAGGTACGTGGGCGTCCTGAAACGCTGGGCAGGCTAGTTTGGGTGAAGAACGAAGACGACAGAAAATAATGCTTGACAGCTTAGGCCATTCGTGTAGAATGGCCCTCAAGCAAAGGGAATTACCCTGAGCAACCATAAAGGAAAGCAGATATGAAAGCTCTTTGTAATCATCGGGCACTCTACGCGGCTTACAATCGTAGCGAGCTTGATCGCATTGCGGTAGACTTGAATCGTTATTTCCCTATCGAGAAAGATGACGAATGGGAAGACGGAGCATACATGTATCGCCGCCGCACCTATCTGGTGAAGCATTCGAAGGGTACAGCCCGTTGGCACAGCCTTTACTGCAATGGGACCGTCCAAGGCGTCGGGGTTATCTTTGACGCGAAGTCGGACACACGCTCTTTCCGCACAGCATAAGGAGATTCAGAAATGCAAGCTTGGAACGTATACCAGAATGGCCAGTTGATCGACATTGTTTTCTTCGATATTATGTGCGGTACCGAGGAGGTACGGAAATCGCTGGTCAATCACGACGGATATCCGTCTGATATTACTGTAGAGGAGGCCGAGTGATGGATAGCCTTTCTGTTAAAATCGTTCTGTCGGAACTGAGTTACAAGGCACTGATTCAAGCCTTCGCCTTGCTTGGCCGAACGCTCGACCTAGACGAGGGGTTGGACGATATACTTAATCTCATCGCGGATGAAATCGCTTTCCGCGACGGCCTGCCGCCTTTCGCAGACGACTGCGATAAAACAGAATGGATGCTCCGTCGATGGGAATCGCTCCCGGTGGTATCGTACAATATCGGGCAGGACGGACCGATTGTCGCTCGGTCTATCGAAGTAAAAACGGCATGAGGGGGAGAACTGATGACCGTCAGAGTAGGAGATATCGTGGCTATCCGGGGCGACATTCGGAAAAAGCTCGACGGAACGTGCCAATACACGCCCGAACAATTGGTAGGTGGTAAGTTCCTCAAGCATGTCGGCACGGGAGAAATATGGACTGGCCGAGTGAGTAAGATACAAGGTGATATGGCCAAGGTGGGAGGGGCTTGGCGCGGGATCGAATTCTATGTGCTCATTAGTGAAATAAACGCTTGACAACCTGACCCACTAGCTGCAAAATAGCACCCACAGACAACGAAGACGCCGATAGGCGAGGAGAAAGCAGATGCAAATGTTTTTCAAAACCCGTACCCAAGCCCGTGCAATGGCCACCAATGGCCGTAAAGTGGTAGACAACGGCGCTCAAGCTGAAAAGCGCTGGGCTGTCAAGCTGAACAAAAAGGAGGCTAAGTAATGGCTAAGTCTGTTAGCGTAGACCGCAAGCGATCCATTCTCGACGAAGCGAAGGATGGCAGTTTCTTCAGTGTGGAGTTTATCAAGGCGGACGGCACCGTTCGGAAAATGACGTGTAAACGTCAGATCAAGTCGGCGTATGCTAACGGCCAGTTTGCTACCCGCAAGCCCACCAGCGCTGGCAAGCCGCACCTGTATACCGCCGCCGAGGTGCTGAACATGGAAGAGGGTAAATCCGCTTTCCGCACTATCAACCTTGAGACTCTGACCCGCGCCAAGGTAAACGGAATCGAATATAAATTCGATTAAAAGCTTGACAGCCTAGGCCATTCCTGTAGAATGGCCCTCAAGCAAGACAAACTTAAACAGAAAGGAGATTTAAAATGGCACGTTCTATCAAGGCTTCCGACTTCGATTCCGCTTACCAGTTCGAGGCCGCCAAACGTTCCGAACGTAAAGAGTCCCGCAAATCGCGTGACAATCGCAAAGCTAGCCGAGGCCGAGCTTTCGACTTCCGCGACGATATGTAAGGTTTGTGCCTAGCCGGTGGGCCGATTCGCCGGCAATCCTAAGCCCATTCGTCGAGTGGTTTTAGGATTCTCAACCCCAGCGGAGATACCAAAAATGGTTCGTCAATGCGTACCCTGTCCCGATGCTCGCCATGCTTTTTGCCTTGCATGGTTGTTCGCCATGCCGGAGTTCGCCGGTCTGCCCGCTCAAAAGGACATAAAACTCTTTAAGACTTCGGGACAGTGGGCGGTATGTTATGGCTAGACGACAGCGGCTCCCGTCGTGGGTTCAAGACCAGACCGAGGATGAAACGCCGCTGAGGGATAGGATAGACCCCTACCTTAGCAAGCTTGGCGAAGTCGATAAGCTAGAGGGACAATTGCGACGGGTCAGGGATGCAACGGACCCGGACGAATACAACGAAATGGCTAAGGTACTAAAAGCCCGACGCCGGAAGATAATGAAGCAACGTGCCCGGGCCTACGGTCTGCCAGAGGATGAGCCTACCAATGTCCAAGGGTACAGCGTACCGGAAGAGGTTCACCGTAGAGCCATCCTGTTAAGCAGTGTAAAACCTTGGATGTTCTGGACCATCCTGTCTTTCTCGATTTTTGTGTGGTTTGTTTTGAAAAACAGTTGACAAGGTTCCCGCCTCCTGTAGAATGGTCAGCAAGAAAGGCGGACAGGCCGCCTAGCTAGATAAAGGATAACCGTCATGCACTTCGTTCTTAACCTCGTTTCCAAAAACAGCAAAACCGGTCCCATGCCTGTTAGCACGTCTCATAACGGCACCTGCCCGGATGCCTGCCCTCTCAAGGCTAAAGGCTGCTATGCCGCTTATGGGCCTACTGCTATTCACTGGAAAAAGCTAAGCAAGGGTGAACGTGGCGTAGAGTGGAAAGAGTTCCTTAAGCAAGTGCGGTCTATCTCCCGTGGGGATTTGTGGCGTCATAATCAAGCTGGCGATCTCGTGGGTCAGGATGACGTTATCGATGGGATCGCCCTGATGGAACTGGTGAAGGCTAACAAAGGTCGTCGCGGCTTCACCTATACGCACTACCCGATGAACAATTTCATGAACCGCCAGCACGTATTGTCGGCCAATCGTAGCGGCTTCACTATCAACCTGTCGGGCAACAATGTAGCGCACGCCGATGAACTGGCCGACCTGAACATCGCCCCTGTAGTGACTATTCTCCCGATGGACGCGGAGAATGTAAGCTTCACGCCGAAAGGACGTAAAGTGGTAGCTTGTCCGGCTGAGAAAAGCGACAAGGTGACTTGTAAGTCGTGCGGCTTGTGCCAAGTGGCCGACCGGGAGTATATTATCGGCTTCCGTGCCCACGGCACAGCAAAGAAAACTGTCGATCTCATTGCTAAGGGTTAACACAATGGACGAATCTGTTTACGCACCATTCAATCAGTGTAAGATGATGGGCCTAGAACGAACCGTGCGGAGCCTAGCGGCTCCAAACGGATGCAAGGTAGTCTTGTATCAGGATCACAAGAACAAGCACAGAATCGTCATATACGATGCCCTAGGGCAGGGAATGTCCGGGGTCATGGTGCAAGCGGACGGGGAAATTCATTACAAGGAAACTCGCAAGGCTAGCCAAGGGCAGAATCTGACAAGGCAGCTACAAGCTCAGCTAACCGCATGGGGAGTGAAGTGGTTCCCCTCTCAGTATCAGACAGCGGCGGGCGCGGCCTGCTACAAAGGAGGCGAGTGATGCGGCAGCTTAACAAATCCCAGCTTAAGGCCTTGGGGCCTAAGATCGACCTAGCCTTAGAGCTAGCTTCTACTGGCCGTGGTGGTCTAATGAATGGCCACGGCTCTACCTGCTACATTGCAAACAAAGCCGGGCATAACATTCTGCGGGTTAGCTACCATAACTCCCGATTCGTTGCATATGGTGCTGAGAGTGTCCGGGTGACTGGGAATGTCATTGCAGCATGGGTGGAATGGAAGGGCATTAACCGGGCTGCAATCAACGCTCTGAGTGAGTACGGGTATCATCCTAACCTGAGCATAGGGCACAACGATGCTCTTAAGACTCTGCGTGATATCGAGCGTTACCAGTGACGGCCTCTTACTCGACAGAGAAACGGGGCCAGAGGTGGGCCATCATCCGTACTGAGCCCGGTTACAGAGGTGACAAGGTGACCGTGCTAGGATTCTGTATCAATCAAACGCACGCTCTTAAAACGGTAGCCAAATTCCGGGCTTGGCAAGCGCTGGGCTGGCCCTACACACTGAAAGACGACAGAAAATAATGCTTGACAGCCTAGGCCATTCGCGTAGAATGGCCATCAAGCAAGACAAACCGCCCATTAGGAGACTCAAAATGAAAGCTGTAGCTCAGTTCAAAAGTGAAGACTACGCAAGCGGTGATAGCCGTACTGCTACTGTCTATGAGGATGTTTATGGCTGCTACATCGTGAGCGTTTTCGGAACTAGCCTTAGCGAGCCTATTGCCTTCCATTGGGGTCCGTTCGAGGATAAAGAATCCGCAAGCGATGCCGCTAAGTCTACTATCTGACCAAAAAAGGGCCGCAGAATGAAAATCTCCGCTATTCTGAAAAATAACCTGAAGTTTTACAAGAATAATTCGTTCATGTGCGCTCTGGCGTTCGATAATGTGTCCAGAAATAAAGCTACCGAGGTACAAGAATTTATCCATCAGCTACTAGGGCCCTTCGTTACCTTGCACGCTAAGCTCAAGAAAGAGATACCGGGTTACGAAAGAGCCGTATACGATGATGAGCCAGAGGATGAAATGACTTTCTTTGTATCGGATAGGGCCTATCAAATGCGGCGCTTGTGGTGGGAAACTGTAATCGAACAACTAGAGGAACAAGGGCAATGACTCAAGCTAACTGGAGCAAAGGCGTCCGGGTTGTCGGCGGAAAGCGGGACGGTGAGATCACACTATTCACCGATGCCCACTTCAGCGAATCTATGGGCCTCTGCGGTGGTGATCCCGATTTGATCGAGGCTCTGCCGATGCCTGCTGCACTCCGCCTGCTGGTGAAATGGAACAAACTGTGCCGCCAAATGAAGCTTGACTATCGGTACGAACTACTGTAATCTGCAATCTCCATCAAAACAGGAATGCTCCAATGTCGATCTTAGCCTTAACTCTGACCCTTTGCTCTGCCGTTCAATGTGATGATTACATTATCGATCACTCGCTCCCGGGACAAGCCGCAGAGTGTAATGCTCGGCTGGTAGAGGAGGCCGAGGAGTGGGGCGACGCATGGGTGGCGACCAATGCCGACGCCCGACTGACCCGCTACCTTAGCCGGTTCAATATTCAAGTTGACCCTCGCTTTGTTTTCGACTACGATTTTACCTGCCAACTCATTGCAGAGGATGAACTACCATGAACGCGCCCCATCTTTCCCTCAAGCAGTACCGTCAACGTGCCGCTGTCATCGTCCGCCGAGTGAAATACTATGAAAGGCGCTGGCTCCGGACCGTAGAGTTTTTCTCAGGTGCTGCCGCTCAGAACATCGCAGAACGCTTTGCCTACGCTGGGCATGCTGAAGAGCAAATGACCAAGCTCAAGGCTGAGTTTGCAGCCTTCCCGGTGGAGGTTAGGCTAGATGCTCTAGGTTGGATCAATTGGAATACTCACAATGACGGCCTGCTAGAGGAGTGGATTCATCAGGAAACCGACCGAGCCATCATGATCGAATATGACGAAACCACGTGGCGTCCTGTAGCTTGCTGGGAAACCACTGTCGATGCTCTTCCCAAGCTGGCAATGCTGTAAAATATCGCCCGTTAGGCTGAAATAATGCTTGACGGGCGTTTTTGTACCTGTAGAATAGGCCTCAAGAAAGGAAAACAGCCGAAAGGCTCAATCTGAAACCCGGAGATCGATAAAATGCTGCTAGTTCATGGAACCACTGCAAAAGGCCTGAAAGCTATCATGAACCGTCGAGGCAAGGAGGGATTGGCCGCACCTTGGGACGTTTCGGACCATGACGGAATGTCATACTTCTACAACGTGAACAAGGCTATGGAATGGCACGATGAAGAAGAGTATGCTAAAGCGGAATGCATCGTTCGTTGCCTAGAACAGGCTCAATTACAGCAAGCTATGATGGCCGAAGGCGGTAAAATCTACGCTCTGGTTGTCGATATCCCCGAAGAGTTTCAGGACCGCGTAGAAGATGATTATTCGTGCCCTAACGCCAGTAATGAAGCTAGCTGTTTTCCAGAGGATAACTTTGATCCATCATGGATTGTAGAAGTGTATGAGGCGGAGGTGAGTGTATGGGCCATCCCTTTCATCGTAGCTGGAGTCTCAGGTAATTCTATGTTCCAATCCCACCAACTACCTGACAAACTGGTGGCGATAGCGGAGTCGGTGGCGCAGTCCAGTGACATAGACACATACGAAGCTTTCGAGATCGACCATTCGCAGCTCCCGCTGTCAATTCTCGAACATTTCAAAGATAACGCTTGACAGTCTAGCCAACTAGCGTAGAATGCCTAGCCAAGGGGTGCATAAGCGCCCCATTCAAAAGGATACATAGAATGGCCATCGTTGATCGAACCGCAGGTAATGAAAGCCCGAATCACTGCTACATCGTCACTGGCAGCATCGGCCCGGAGTTCGAGCCATTGCTTTTCACAACCAAAAAGCTGGCACTGCAATATGCAAAGCAAGTCGCCGGATATGGTAAGGCAAACGACGTTTTCCCGCCCTTTACGCCGGTTATCGAGACCCGGCACAAGGAGGATATGCATCGGTTCACCATTCACAACAAAATCCCGGAATAGGAGATAAATCGTTGAAACTCTCTCAAATTCTCCAAGCAGGCCTCGACTACGCTATCTTCAGAGGAAGTACGTGGTATATGTGTGTGCGTCTCCGGGAGCTAGACTTGCCAGTTGATCTCGGCGGCGTGCTAATGGACATTCAATCCATCATGGACGAAGCCGGAATGATCCGGGACTCTAGCTGGGATGGCGGCGTGGACGACTACTTTTGGGAAACCGGCATGGCTGATGCCTATGTGATGACGGTACAAGAGGCCGTTGATTACGGGAGTCCAGCTTATGCCATGTGGGTGCAATTTTGGTTCTTCGTAATCTTTGACTTAGCCCGAAAAGGGCAGTAGAATAGCCAGCAAATAATGTGATCTAGAGGAACGATCATGGGCGACAAGACTGTAGTTTATCGGGTGGAGTGCATGAACGGCGAAGGGCCGTATGTCAACTATGGTATGGAGATTGATACGTCTTCTACTCCTGAGCGGCCTGTACCGGAGCATGACGGGATACCTGATGTACGCCATTTTGAGTATTTCGCCTTTACGTCCCCTAGCCAGCTAGATGACTGGTTCGGCGACTACTATGGTCAACTGACCCAGTACTCCAGCGCCTCAATCAAGATGTATGAGGTGGACAGGCAGCACGTAAGGACTGGTCTCCGGCAGTGTGTATTCCGCAGGGATGCGGCGGTTTGCGTCAAGGAAGTAACCATTGCCCAATGGGTGGGCCTACTCAAGGCTGGCATGATCGCTGCGGTTGTCACACAAGCTCTGGCCCCGATTCCAGCCGAACAACTATCCCTAGACCTAGGGCTTGCCGGCCTGTGAGGCTCAGAAAGAAATTCTCGAAATATTCGGTTTGTAGGGTTGACAGCTTAGGCCATTCGTGTAGAATGGCCCTCAAGCAAGACAAACCGCCGGCAGGCAAAACCACAAACCCGGAGACTCACCATGAACAAGCCAATGAATACTTTCGCATACGCCCACTACGTCGCCCGCATGGACAAGGCCTCTGGCACTAGCCTGCCCTACGCCACCCTGTTCCGCATCGCCCTGCGTAACGCCTACCGCAAGCCGGGTGTCCGCCAGTACGATTGTGCAGCACTCGTCGAGGATATCAAAGCGCGTGAACTGGTCCAAAAGCGCATTCGGGCTGAAAAAGCAGTAGTGATGGCGGCAGTAATGCGTGCAATCCGTACCGGCTTCACCGTTAGCGTGAAGGATGGCAGCGATGGCGAGTGGGTAGTGAAGAAGTCTACCGATATCAAGGAAATCTCTGATAGCCTGCAATCTACCGATGAGGATATCATCCGCTTCCGCAAGGGCGACGGCCCGGACAACATCGTCGGCTCTATGTGGGCAATCTACGGTAACAGCGCCGGCGAAGTGATCGCCGACTGGACTGATAATGCCACCATGGCCATGATTATGGCTCCCGCAGAACGCAAGATGGAAAAATACGCTGAATTAGGTATCTAATGCTTGACGGGGCCCGAAAAGGGCCCCATAATGCACCCATACCAGCAAACAACATCAGGACCGCCCCGATGAGCCAGATTAAAATCCAAGAGTATATCGTAGCCGAGATCAAGGTTAACCATTGCGCTCACCTGCGCAAGGGCCAGACCATCCAAGCCCGCGATGCTCGTAGCAGTGAAAAGTGGATTGCATTCATGGTGGAACGCGGGTATAGTGCCTCTGAAGCCGCTATCCTGTTCAAAGATGCACATGATGTGGCAATTCTCGAACTGGCAGCCTGAAGAAAATCCTACTAGGAGTGCTGACAAATGAAACGCCAATATACTGATTCCTACCAGTGCAAAGCAATCGACGGCCTGATGTCTATCTGCGGTGGTAAGAAAGCTATCGTACAAGTGTGGCCGTCCTTGAAAGCCTCTCGAAACCGCCGGCTGAAAAAGATGGTAAAATACATTGCCCGGTCAGGATGGAAACCGTAACCAACTGATTATCACAGCCCCGGCTTGCCGGGGCTCACAATAGGAGATAAAAGCATGAATACCCTGATTATCCGTTTGGATTCCGCCTACAGCGTTCAAACTGTCCGTAGTTTTCTTATGGAAGCTGTAGAGAGTATTCGAAAGCATATCCGGGACTACGCGGTTCATGACGAATACGATTCGGGATTGAGCCCGGTAGCACCCAATCATCGACTTGCAATCGTCACCTTAGACGAAGATTGCCGAGTGTTTCACATTCAATGCGAGTCACCTGATCTTTATCTGGCGAACCCTCGGATCGTGTTTACTGATGTTGAAAGCCCGGCATATACCACTCCCGTGAACGAGATCGAAGAGTATAGTTACATGACCGCATGGCAGCATATCCGCCAAAAAGATATGACAGCAAAAGACTACCTGTCGGATTGGTCTATCCTTTTCGCCTCAAAGGAGAATGCCATTGATATCGACCCGCGCCCCAATCTGAAAACGCAAATCTTGCATTAACTGAGGGAGCTAGGATGAAGCTTCGAACCATATTCGAAACCTACGATTGCCGAGTTAGGTTTGTCACCATAACCGGCGTGTTTGTGGAATCTCAAATTGTGCGGAGTTTCGGTCAAGCTCAGGAGATTGTATCACTCCTCTGCAATCCCGCAGATACTGGTATCCGTCTATCCTTCTTCGACGAAGAGGAGGGCTGCGAGTCGATCCTCTGCCGATTCAACTACAAAGGAGAAATCATCAAATGAATAACAAGTATAAGGATAACATCATTGCGGAATACTGCCATTTCGACGGCAGACGGCCAGTCCTTTCCTTGGCGGCACGATGGGTCCACCACGACAGTCGAGTTGTGAAGCTGGCAGCGCTCTTTGCCTGTGCTGGCTATGGCCGTCCGTACAAAGATTGTATTAAGGCCTACAAGGACGCCAAGCAGCGGGAAAAGGATATGCGAAACCCTGCCAAATGGAAGCTGAGCCGAGCGACTAAGCGGGCTCTACGGGCTCGACTAGTGGCTATAGAAAAACTAGAATAATCCGGAAAATACCTGTTGACGTGAGGCTAGAGGGTTCCCTATACTGTGCCTATCGAGACGCACAAGGCGTCTCCTAAGCTAGAAGGACTAGCAAAATGGCAAAGGCAAATCTGAAGTTCTCCCGCATTGGCAATGACGGCTACGACTACGCCCGCAGGGAAGACGGGGTTTGGTTTGTCAGAGAAGGGTACTACGGGCGGTACGGCTGGGCTAAAACCAAATGGACTCAAGTTCAACCCGGAGATGGCATGACTATAGTTAACGCCTGCCTGAAGGCTCACGAAGCTGGAAGCTCCAGCACATACATCGGATTCGGGAATCTGGTGGTATTCTCCGACGGGAAGGGGCTCCGTTTACCCTGAACAGGAACTCAAATAAAGTTGTTGACAGCTTAGGCCATTCCTGTAGAATGGCCATCAAGCAAAGGGAATCGCCCTGAGCAACTGAATAGGTAAAAGACGATGCAAGCAACCTACCAAGCCCTGAAAACTCTGCGCGATGCTTGTGAAGCTGTCAAGGATGAAAAAGGCACCATCAACGGAAACAAATTGAATGCACTGCGTAACAAGGCTGTCAAGGAAATGCAAGCTGGTGGTGAAACCTACTCTGACGCCATTAGCATGGCTCACGACTTGATTAAGAAGTATCGCAAGTAACCGTAACCCCGGTTCGCCGGGTCATCGCAGAGCACGACCGAGGAGACAACATGAATAACTCGCCTGTAGTTGTATGTCTTAAGTGTGGAGCAGTCAACGGCGGTCAGAGCAAACACAATTGGGTTATCGCATTGGGTAAGAAGTGGTGCGGTCATTGTGGGTCCAATCTCGCAACCCTTCGTCGCTAACCGTTCACTGAAGCCTAATCGAGGAGACAACATGAACGCCACTCTGGCACGTCTACAGAACGAACGCTGTGCAACCCTCCGCCTGATGCTTCTGCCGGAACATCGTGGGTATCAGTTCTCTGGCCATCCTTGGGCCGAGCGCATCCGCAATCTCCACGATGAAGCTAAGTGCATCCGCAGCCATCACTAAACCGCACTAATCCATTAAAGCTCTAACAGCCCGCCTTGTGCGGGCTTTGTTCTATCTGCGAAAGCGGAGCTTTCAAGTGTAATTAACATGTAATGTTGTAACACTCTGTAGAAGGTAGCACTAGCATGACAAGATAGACCACTTGTAACGTTAACGTTACATGTATAACAGCATGACAGCGAAAGCTGTACAGATAGCATTCTGTCCAGTTCACCCCTATCAAATAACCCCACAATAACCCACCTAAAACCTATCGGTTTTAAGCGGCCTGTAAGGCCGTATATGAAGCGATAGCTTCGCTATGTTAGTCTGCACCGTCAAGGCGAAAGCCTTATGATATAAGGCTTGTAGGAGGTTTTAGGGCCATATGCGATTAGCATAGGATGTTGGTTGTTTTAGGTAGATTTTGGGTATAACCCCTTTCCGCGCTACCATTGTCCCGATTGTGTTAAGCGACAGCTTACATCCGCTCTCATTTTGCAATGAGAATTGCGTACAGTTCATCATGCGCCTCAGAAGTGACTTCACTTTGCATGCGGATGCATGCTATAGTATACCCTGTGATAGCTCCGCTATCCCGTTTTGCATGGCACACGAATTGCATAAGCATGACAAGGGTAACCCTCGAAAGCGGAGCTTTCAAAGTGTAGGCTGAGTGTGGGCTCTACCCTTTAGTATATTGCGACCGGAAGTAGTGACACTGAAAACCTTGACTCTAGCCCAGTAAATACGTTAAACTAAAAGGTTGATAGCTGCCGCTATCGAGTAGCGAACATTCACACAAGGAGGCACAATGACAAGCAACAATCATGCCAAGATTCACATCCATTACGCTAAGCAAATCTACTACGCCATGCGTAAACGTGCCATCGCAAGCGATGAGATATGCAAGGAATGGGCCAAGCCCAAGACGGGCTTTGAAGCGTTCTATGATTGGGTGGTGAATGTGTCAGGGTACGCCGTAGGCTACCGCCTAGACAGGAATATTCTCTTCCCGGGAAACAAGCTCTATGCTCCGCATACATGCGAGTTCTCGCCTACATACATTCATACCCTCTTCACCAACTGCGACAAGACAAGCAATAACCGTGCCAACAATGATCTACCTCTAGGCGTCCGCCTAGCAAGGTTTGACCGATGGAGACTGCCTGTATACGTCTCACAGTGTAGAACGCTAGGGAAGCAAACCACACTAGGATCGTTCGACGATCCAATGGCAGCGCATGTGGCATGGCAACATGCCAAGATGGAGTCCATCCTCGAATGTATCGATCTCTATCAGATGGAGGACGTTCACAGTGTAAACGTTGTTCAAGCGTTGCTTGAGAGAGTAGACAAACTTGACAAGGATATTGCACAAGGTAGGGAAACCATTTTGTTGCAGTAGTATCCCAAGGGTCAGCGGCCACCCGTCCTACAGTGCGAGTAATCCGATAGCGAAGCTATCAATCGTATATGCATATTCCATGCCAACATGCGGAAAGATTTTACCGGGCAGGGCGGGAGCCCGTTGGCATTAGTTTTGCATAGCTTAGCTGTCGCTAAGAAGGAAAGACCACGGCCACCCATTATTTTGGATTTACTAAGGGTTAGGGTAGCGAGGTGGGTTCGTGGTT